GTGTCCCAGGCAGCCTCAATTTCGATGCGATCAGCTTTCTCTGGCTCCAAACGGAACCGGCTGATTGATGATGAGGTACCCATACCTGCACTCACGCCATTCCAAACCATCGTATAACCCGCAGATGGGGTCATCAGGCCAGGACTATCTGGCGTGTAGCAAAGCAGCACATCTTTGTCACCGATCTGGCTGTAAGACGCTGTTGCGCCCTCCTGAGCGGTGTTGTATGTGCCAGCCATGATCAGCACACGTTTGCAGTTGAACAAGCGAGCGAGAAGATCCTCACTCACTGATTCCATCGACGTGTACTTGATCCGGTCCACGATGTCTGCGTTATCCATGAGAGCAGAGAACACTTTGTAACTCATAATGACAGTGTTCGGCACGTAGCCGGTCGCCGCCAATACTGTGTTCTTGCCCAGTTCGATATCCGCAATCGGTGTGGAACTGGCCGCATCCCACAAGGTGCCTGGGACAACATCAGTGTCCCAAATACCAGTGGTGAAAGCTGCGGCAGCCCATTCGACTTCCTGGCGAATCAACATTTGTTGCGTCAGGAAACGAGTGGCATCCATGTCCATGTCGAGCGGCGCATCAGCGTTCGCCCGAGTCTGGTCACCTATGTCTTTGTGTAAGGCGTAAACCTCGGCAGAGTAGGAAGCGGTACTCAATGAGTAACCCGTTCCTGCTGACTGGGTTCCGTCTGCACGGCGTTGCACCTGATCTCGGAAAAAGTCAGCCTGCGAATACGTGAAGTATTTGTCAGTCTGCTTGTTCACCGAAACTTGTGGGAACGCTCGGGAGGCTACGAATGCGTAGGCCTCTTGCATGAAAGCGACACTCATGTTTGTGAGAATCGCGTCTACATGCACATCTGTTGATGTTGGTTGTGGCATTGGTCAGTCTCCTATTGCGCTCGGCCGTTAGCGATGTTTAGCAACATCGTTGTGGTTTCACCGGCGGAGGCTGCCTGTATACATTGACCGGTCATGTAGACCGTCGTGTCAGTTCCGGGTGAAATTGCATCAGCCTGAGCGTCAGCGGACGTTCCAATGAAGTTACCGGCACCGAGTGTGCCGTCGGCGACAACCTTCGAGACCCCAGAGATGGCGACAATTGCTTGCTGCCCGCTTTCAGGATTGTTTTGAAGGATGCCGATTGGCGCGTTCGTGATTGCGGTCGCAACATTCACCGTTGTGGCCGAAGCCAACACGACGAAGTGATACTGCTTGGCAGACAGATCAGCGCCAGCCGTCAGCGTCCCTATGGTGACGAGTGGGGATTCGTAAGCCATTTAGGCACCTCTCTGTTCGTTGACGTATTCGTTATAGAGCGAAGGATCACGTTCAGCTACGAGCGCAATGGCTTTCGCAATGGATGAGGTTTCGCCAGCATCAACAAGAGCTTGCGCCTTGTTGGTGATTCGACCGTAGGCGTCCGCAGCACCATCTTCGTCACCCTCGGCCCCAAGCTCGGTAAAGATACCGGCCTCGGATAGAGCGACGCTTGACGCGCTTAGGATTTCTTCAATCTCTTTGGCAACCTCACCATCAGCGGCACGAAGGCGCACAAGGACCTTTGCAAAGTCAACTGGATTCAAACCAGGAAGAATTGCCCATTGGTGAGAAGCGGTAGCCGCTTTCTCCAATTCTCGTTCTTCAACGAGTGAGCGGTTAGCTTCCTTGATGAGATCCAATTCCTTTTTAAGATCAGTGAGTTCCTTCTGCACCTCTGTGTGATCGGGGTCGTCAATTGATGCAGCGACGGGAGTAGCTACTGTTTCCATTTCTGGAGCAGCTTCTACTTCTGTGGCTTCTTCGATGACTTCCTCGACCTCTGGAGTGGCAGTTAGTTCCACGTTGTTCTCCTGGGAGTCGGGGTCAATAATCTGATCAAGCGCACCATCCAAGTCCTGCGACTTCATTACCATCCAGCCTTCGTGCAGATGCGCGGGATGATCCACGCCTGACGCTTCTTTGATGGTGAGTTCAGTCAGCTTCACGGACTGAGGCATAGCGGCTCCTGATACAGATAGTGCGCATGGTAGTCGCAAAGGTGCACCCACCCCACGTATTAGTGAAACGACTTTATGTTCGTGCTCAAATCGTGTAGCAATGTCAGCACGACAGCAACCCCGCAATATGCGGAGAAAGAAGAACAGAATGAGTTCAACTGAACTAGTTGACTCCGATAATTGGGAAGATGACAACGAGTGGATGCAACCTGCCCACCCGGCCCATCTGAAAAATTATCGAGTCACGATCAAAGAACACATGGAAACGTGGGACGGCATCGCATATACGGGCGACGTTCGCGATTCCACCAACAAAGGCGAGGTCATCGAGTTCTGGAACGACGGCAACGGCGGACCAGACATGTGGCACGGACCAACAGCGATGTTCAACCAATTTGACGCCGACACAAAGGCAGCCTACGAAGGCACCGATGTCACTTTCGAGATCATGGACATCGCCGCCCTTTGGATTACAACGCGCGATGGAGATAAATGAGCCAACACAACCTGTTTGGTTTCAACCCTGACCAAATCGGGGGGAAAGTTGGGGCTAACCACCCTGAAACCAGTCAGCGTGCGGCGATACGAGTGAAGTCAGGTAGCCAGAAGGCGCAAGTCATTCTGGCCCTGTCTTCGCTATATCCAAACGACGGCATGACAGCTTATGGACTGGACGGGTTCATCACGAACGCTGCCGGGGATCCCATTTCACGGAATCAGATTGCAACCCGACTCGGTGAATTGCGTGACCAAGGTCTCGCCATGTACCTGTTCGACCAGTTCGGCAAACCAGTGGAACGGGAAACCACCCCAGGAAATACAGGCTACGTTCATGTCCTGACAAGACAGGGCATGGAAGTCGCTTATGACTTACGTCGGCGAGGGGTCAACGCATGAGCAACAACTTTAGGCCCCAAGGATTCCGAGGGGGAGGCAGCGGCTTCCGCGACTGCGACACCGATATTCAAGAAGCGTGGGGCAGTCATTGGAAAGGCTTCGCTGTGATGGTCAAAGGCCTCATGGAAAGCCAGCACGACACCTTCGATAAAGCGTTTGCCCGTCTCATACAGATTGACGAAATGGCCCCCGCGTTTCAACAAGAGTTGGAAACACAGTTGCTTGCTCGCAAGCATTCCAGTCGGAAGCCCAGCAGCTAATTAGTTAGGCCAGCGCATGTTGAGGCAAATCAGCTTCCATGCGTTGCGCTGCGCCCCCAATTGAATAGCCACGCAGTTCTCCGTTCTTCACGAGTTCCCACGCCCAAGGTTCCCAGACGACACCCATGAATGGCGTATTAGCTGGGAAGGCATATTTGGTGATTCCTTCATTTGGAACGGCCAACTCCGTTTCGATCGGCATAGGCCACGTCAACATCTCAACCATTTCACCGGCAGCCTTGTCGGAGTGCTGGAGGTAAATAGTGCGATCACCTTCGCGCATCCAATCCCACAATGCTTTCTGCAGGATGTCCGAATCAGTGAATTCGCCATGTGCATCTTCAATCCCGGGGACATAAACGGGGCCGAGAGTGAACCGCTGTTCGTCAGCTTTCAGAACGGGGACGCTGCCAGACATGGCTTTCACCAACAACAACGCTGAAGCTCGCGCCTCAATTTCTTCTTCGATCACGTCGTGGCAGGTAACCATTCCGGGGGTGACTACAGACTGCTCGTGCAGCGAATCATGCCACGCCCCAAGCTCTTTGTCTGTTGCGCGAGTCACCCGCCGTTCAGCGAAACCTTCGATTTGCTGCAACCGCGCGCCAGCTTGTTCTTCGCTGCCGTAGCACCCGAAAGATCTGCCAGTTTCAGAATAAACACAAAACTGGCCATCTTCTTGTCGGATGACTTTCCGAGTTGACTCTCGATAGACCATGTGATCTTGGTTGTGGGCCATGTCCATAGGAATCACGATGGGCGTTTCTTCGATGTTCTCCAGCATGATGGCTTCCTTGAGATGGATGATTTCCATCAAAGGTGCCAAGAGAGGCCCACATTCCGGGTGGTCCAACATCAGTCGATACGCCATGAGCAAATGCGTCATGGCGTCCTCACCACCAGCAGTGTTGCCGTAATCTTTTTGTTCGTCCTGATAACCGAAGGCCTTTGCTGATCGCGTCAAAACCGATGGTGGCTTTTCGTCATCATCATGAACTTTGCGCCACGCAGCCAGCACCTTACGTTTCACACCAGCAACAGCGTCCCGCGGTAGCTGAACACGGTTCCCCATAAATCCTCCCGGGCCAAGCGCCGCAACAGCACGCCCTATCTGGGCGCGGGTTTCTCGTTCCTCCAAGTTGTCCCAAAGCCGCAGTTTCCATGTCGACGGCTTCTCTGGATCTGGAACGTAGGCGAACGCCCTAGCTGGAAAGTCTTCACCTTCCTCGCGTTTGGTTTCGGCTTTTTCAAGGTCATCCATTTGTTTACCTTTCGCCATAATCGAATGCTACCCCACGTCGTCCACTACATCGGCATAGTGATCTATCTCGCCTCGAAACCATTTGTCGGTGTCTGATGTTCCCAACATCGGGTTGCCATCCATGTCCCTCGCTATATCTAAAGGCATTCCGACTTCTTCTTGCATATCTAAAAGCGTTTCTGGGATCTCCGTCATGCCAGCCTCCCCGTGTCTCGCAGGACTTGTTCCACCAGCTTGTCGAGTTCATCAAACTCATCTGGTTTCCACTGGAAACCAGTCCAGCGAGTAGTGGTCTGCGCCAGCATGTCCTCCACAGCTTCAACGGAACCATGATTTTTCACAAACCACTGCTGGAAAGCACGCGCCCAAATTTCGTGCGGTGCAGACAAATAATCGCGTCGCGCTTTAGTTTTAGAGCTTTGCAGCGCATGTTGCAGTGACGGCGTTTCACGCGCTTTTGACAGGAACGCCCACATTGACTGCAAATCTTCTGGAAGGTCGAGGGGGTCAATGTCATCTGCGAACGATTCTGGGAACAACTCCCCCACCCGGCGGACCGTTTCCTTGGAATGGTATTTGTAGGAAACCGGTTTACGCCGAACTCGGCCGTCTCTCAGTTGTATGTCTTCAGCTATCTCAGTGACATCTAAACGGTGACCGACTTCGTGGCTAAACGAACCCTGCTGTGATCCAACCGAATAGTCATCTCGAAGCTGAGGGTGCCCTCGCCTGACACTGATCCGAGAAACCAGAGGAGCGCTTTGCCATTCAGCTAAACGCTCCTCATACGCCAGTTGGGCTTTTTTCTTTTTTTCGCTCCAAGCTGCGAAGTCCGCCTGATATTCAGGATTGCCGACATTGAACCTGCCGTGCTCATCTAAATAATCGTTCAGCCTTGGAGCACCGGCGGGGTCGCGGTACTGAGGCATAGGCCTGTCTCTGTAAGGACTAAAGTCGGCGTTCGCTTTGGCTTTGTTGCGTAACGTGATCTGAGTCGGCCCCGTGACCCACGTATCCCCCTGCAATCCGGCGTCATCCATTGCCTGCAAAACAGGGTCAATAACAGCTTGAGTTCGTTTCGCCGACGTGCTTTTTTCCACGTTCATCAGTTCAGAAATGTTGCCTGTTTGCTGGGGAGTGGCTGGTGCAATTTCTGGAACTGGTGGCTTCTTTCTCGGAAACGGAACTACATCATCAATTTTGGTGCCTCGAGTTCGAGCGACAACGACTTTCCCTCGATTCAAAATCACAGTGATCGTTTTAGATGACCGCACATCAGTCACTTCATCTCGCCCATACCGCACAGCGTCGTAACCGAGTGCCGCGAGAACATCATGCGCGTCATCGGAACCAACAAGATCGTGAAGCGAGTCACTGAACGGCCGCTCCCTATGCCACAGATTGCGAGGCATATCAAAAACTCGAGCGTCACTGTCCATTGTCATTTCAAGAATCTCGTGCGGTCCCCGCGCAGCTTGCCTCCCAGCGAAATACTGCACCGCATCATCGGCTGAACCTTCAATGGCGTAAGTCCCGCGACCGTAAACACCTTCACCAATAAACAATTCGCCGTTACGGTAAGACCTGGCGGCTTCACCCGGGGGAAGCTCCATGAACCGGCCATTGGCATCCCTCGTGTTCACTGGGCCAACAAGCCGACGCAACTCCCCCGTAGGACTTGCTTCCGTTAAATCACCCAAATCATCGAAGTCGACAACCCGTGGCCGAGCGTCAAAGCCTTTGTACCTGATAAGAGCGTCACTGGCTTTTGCCGCATCTCCAGTTTGTTCCAATGCCACTCGATACGTCTGGCCTGAAAGAAATAGGTCGCCCGTAGGTACTTGCAAAGGGGGATCCCCCGGAATGCCGCCCTGAGATGGCAAACCTGACAACGATTCAGCAGCAGGTTGCCCAATGAGCGCCCCAGGTTCAGCTACCGCCCCTGGGCCAAGGGTTGAAAGATCTTCAATCTGTAATCCCGGCCGCGATGGTCGAACGAACCGGAGTGGTGCCCCTGGCATTCCTGTTCCCACTGATCGAGGTTCACCAAACGTCAACGGGTCAGGCAGTTCCCTGACAGTGCAACGACAATTCGGATGGGCCGGGGGAGCTTGGCTATTGACAGTGGGGAATGTTTCCCGAATCCCGACAGATACCCCAGCCAACGGCACGCAGATGTGGCAAACATCAAAGCGAGATGTCACCCACTGTTTTTTTGCGGTCACTGGATTTATCAAACCCTGATCTGCTGCCTGCCACATGCCTTGCAATCGACCTTGATTTGATGCACGCATTATTTCGGTGCGAGCAATCATGCGTGCTCTAGACCGTTTCAATCGGTCGCCGTAAGCGTTGACTTTTCGCCGCAACTCCGCAGCACGCATTGTTGGATTGTCAGCCATTAGGCGTTCAGCGCGGTGATAGACGGCCATTGCGTAGCGTTGCGTCAGGCCGCGAGTTGCATCACCGAATACAGACGCCAGCCCCGCCATTCCGGGCTGTAAGATTTTAGGCGACGGCATCTTGTTCAACAAGGTGACCAGTCGACTGGATACTTCGCCCCGAGTTAAACCATCCCGAAATGCCTGAGTGACAATGTCACGCACCGCCAGAATTTGGGTGTCCACCATGTCCGTCACCATGTTGGCAGCCGATAGTGATGCGTAAGCTGTGGCGTTTGGTGATGCCCTGTCAAACTGCAACTGGGCAGCAAACTGCGATGGTGTTTCAGCTTTTTCTAACTTCGCCCAAGCAGCAGCAACTAAGGCCCTGATTTCATTGAAAATTGAAGCTCCAGATTGCTCTAGCTGAAATAGCGTCACTTCAGCTAGGTAGCCCTGCCAGTCAGTGAGTACCGCTCGCAATTCTGCGTCACCGTCCTGAGTGAACGGTGCGATGAACTGTGTACGGATTGTGCTGCGAGGTATTTCTGCCCACGCTTGTAACACGGCGTCGTAATAATCTTTTTCATTCGCGGTGAGCCGAGTCTGCCCAACACGCCTATGCGCTGGTTGACCGGGTTTGCGTTTCCGAGATACTGGAAACCGTTCAGCCTTTCGAAGCCCGCGCGTTAAGCGAACAGTCGTACGCGTCACACTTCTTCAGCCATTGGACGAGGCAAACCAGCAGCTTGACGCAGATAGCCCTCTAGATCCTCATCTGGGAACAGCGGAGCACCTGCACCCGCAAGTTGCTGAATAAACGTACCTAGAGCGGCAATGTCAATGTTGCTTGGAGACTGGAAGTTAATCGAGGGAGCTTTCGCTACATCAAAACCGTTAATTCGCATCAGTCGAGGCACCCCGTGTTGATTAAAGACTTCGGCGATAGCAGTCAGCCAAGTAGTCAACGAATCGAGGAACAACTGGATTTTTGACACTGACAGAGCTTGTGTGCCTGTCGCTTGATGGCCGAGGAGAATGAAATCAGCTAAGACCGACATGGCGATTCGCTGGTCGTAACGCTGGATGATGGCGTTGGTGTCGAACTGGCGGCGACCTCCAGTGGATAACAGTTTGAGGTCATAGGCCAAGTTCCCTGTTTCCGGGTCATACGCCAACGGAAAGACAATGCCTTCCTGTTCGTCTCGTTTTATATTCCGGACAAGCTCTTTGATGGCGTTCAGTGCTGACGTTTCAGCCGCGGATGCATTATCACTCAGCAACTGAGGTGGAACCATTGCGACTGGCAAACCAGCAAGATCACGTTCAATACCGATGGCTTCAATCTCCTGAATTTTTGATTTGAAATACCAGGGCACAAAAGCGTTCCGCAATACGGAACGACCTCGAGGGTTGTTGTATTTAGTAGTGGTGCGGAACAACAGCATCTTCTCAATCGGAATGAAAACATTGTTGCGCCCAAAGGTTTCACCCAAGACTTGTTCTTGGGTCACTCCGTTAATGCCGCCATTCGCGTCAATGTCCCAGTCATAGATTGTGGACTGGCCTCGGATTGGGAGCTTCTTCCAACCGACCGCACCGTCATCGAACTTTGATGGGGTGTCAGCGTGTGCGCCTTCGCGTCGCTTGTAAACAATTTCGTGAACTGAAAAGCCGTACGTCAAAAACGACATAATGGACGAAAGACAGTCATCCCATGAAACACTCATGTCTTGCATGCAGCTAGCCACAAATTCCGCGTACTGCATGGATTGTTCATCGTTTACGTCTGCCGCATCAACTGACCAGTCAACGGTTCGCATCAGCATTTCGATGGCGTGGAGAATCGCTCCGACTACTGGATCGTTGTCGGCCATCTCGCGGTAGTTAGCGACACCGCGTCGGCCTTGAAGCTGACGCAAGAAGTCCTCTTCAACTTTGCCCCCGTACTGGACAAGACCAGAGGTGCCAATTTCCATGAAGTCTGTTGACGTTGGTCGAGCTTTACCGATGGTGCGTTCAAAACCAGGATCCATCATGCCTCCATTACGGAATGATGACGAGGTTAGCCTTTCAGCCTTTAAAGACCATGCAGCGTCACAGAACCGCAACATTCACATGAAAGAACCGCCCCGTAGGGCGGTCCCTTATCTATACCGCTGCTACCAAGTTTCGCAGCGCGGATGGCCCGGGTGGTTGGTGTGATCAACGGCGCAACCTTCAGTGCCGCGTTCGCATGTTTCGTGTTCTGCCCTATCCGACCACCAGTGAATCGGTTCGTTGCAGTCAGTGGTTGTTTCCATTTGACCTCCTCGGTTACTGTCGATGAGGTCAAACATACAAGACTCACTGCGTGTAAATCCGTTAAAACGCTCCCCGGGATGGGGTTCTACATCCGGCGACCGCTCTCCTCTTCAGCTTCAACAGGAGCGGCGAATGCAAACCTGATCATGCTGTTATTGGTCCGCATGTTGCCGTGGTACAGGTCACCAATTTCCCAGCCTTTGGACTTGTGGTAGTTAGTAGTCAGCTTGAATCTCATTGGGTGAGCGAACCGCACCAACGCAGAATCACCGCGGACAGGATACCAGCGGGTCAAATCATGATAAAGCTGCGGATAGCAGCCAATCACGACCGTTTCTTCACCGTCAATGATGCTGACATCGGAGCGATGTGACCAAGCCCTAGTACCCGGCACCATGTCCGTATCTACAACGATGTCAAACCAGACGCTGTCGTCGGTGATATCTGTAACCGTTAACCGAGCGAACGGAAATGGGTTGCGGTCGGTGCCAGTATCGGTGCTGAAGCGCATGGTGCCGGTGCCTACTGCGAATCGCAACGAATCGCCAAATTCCACGGTTTTGATGTTCGGGATTCCCCGTTTCACACCAGCCTCGATCATGGTTTCATATTTCTTTTCGTTGATGTCGCGTTGCACTTCAGCGTCCCTCTCTTCTTCAGCGCGCCTAATGCGACTTTCGAAGAGATCAAAAGCACTGTGCAAATCATCCAAATCTGTCCGGCGAGTTTGCAGCTTGAATCGCTCCTTTCTGATTTGGTCGGAGGTGAAAACTGAAAGCTCCTCCCCAAGCTGATCTAATTCAGCTTCCGAGAAACGGTGTTGAAAGCCGTACCCCCGGTGGGGCACATCTTCATTAGCGACGTGCTCGAGTTTTGCCAGAAAGTGCAGGGTGATAGCAGCTAGTGATTCACTGCCCGACTGTTCAGGCTTTTCTTTTTCGGTCATTGGCTGTGTTGTCCTTCCTTCGCTTTTTTTGCGCGAATGCGGGCGAGCGCTTCTTGCTTGTCTGCTTCCAGCATTGCTTGGACTCGAGGGTCACTCATATCCATTACTGTCACGATGGTTTCCTTCCCATAGGTTGCTGTCCCCTTCATTCAATCACAATCCCGGGGACAGATAAAGCCTAGAACTAGCCATTTCTGCCGTTCTCTCTGCACTGACCGTGTATGTTGATTTCCGACAGCAACAATCGAAGGAGGTGAAACAAATGGACGACACAATTTTGGAAACCAAAGACGTTCCCACAAAGGAGGCAGTCACCGTAGGTGATTATTTCACCGCTTCGTGGGGATACGACCAGACGAACATCGACTACTACGAAGCAGTCGCCGTATCAAAGACTGGTCGCGTCAAACTCCAGCGAATAGAGCAGCGAATAATCAGCCGCGGTTGCCCAAACGACGAAGTAGTACCAGTTCCTGGTGCCTACGTCGGGGAGCCAACCGGCTACAAGATCCCTCGCTTCTATTACAACGGCTATGCCAGCCAACCAGAGGCTTTCGGTGAACGCAAGCTGGTTTGCTACGTGCGGTTGAACAGTTATTCGTCAGCAACACGAGTCGCCCGCGATGAATTCGAGGCGGCCACCATAGTTCACAATCAAACCAACCCAGTCTACGGGCACTAATATCCAAACAGCCCAGAAGCTGCGAGGAGCCGCTCCCCCGGGGGCGGTTCTTTCGCGTATGGACTGGACCCCCGAGGCGACTCGATCCTGGGGGGGTAGAAATCGCCTCGAAGGTCCAACAGCAGTTTTGCATAGCGCCAGCTATCCATGTTTATTGACACAAAAACCGTTGGGTTAGTCACTCATTTCCAGCGTGCAGGTCAGCGTGACGTGTCATCCACATGCCATGTTCGTATGTGCGTTCGTCTAGGCGCTGCGTGCGTTCGTCAATAGATCTCAGCATGACAGTGTTGTCAGCGTGCGCCTGATTGTTCTCACGTCGCATCACACTGGTCAGCACAGCGAACAATCCCGTGACAAGAGCCGCTGTTACGGCCCCTACCGCTGCAACCACATCTGTCATCGTTTGCCGCCGTCATAAACTTCTGCGTGGCCTACGTCCACCAGCACATCATTCAGGCAGCCATCGTCGTCGCCGATGACTCGACCTAAAACCCGGCCAAATTTGCCTCGCTTGTCCAAGCTGGTTTGAATCTTGATGGCCTCTTGTGCCTCGCACCAATTCACCACGTAGTCCTTTGCAGCTAAACCGAGCGCCTTCTCAGCCTTATCTCTCGTGCGGGATTCTGGTGTGTTGATGCCGAGGAGCCGGACACGAGCTTGGTACCGAATGGAGAAACCCAGATCAAGAATTACGTCCACTGTGTCGCCGTCAACTACCCGGTCAATCGTCGCTGCGTATTCGTACATCAGGAGCCACTGCTTTCTTCTGTTTCGTCACTGATGGTCAGTCGATACCAACCAGAGTTTGCTGCGTTGTACACCGTTCCCTCGACAGCGTAGTCGCCTGGTTCCATCAACCGATCTATCTCAGCGTCCCAGGCGTTTGATACGTTCTGGATGACTGGGCGCGGTTCGTCGTAGCCAACGATCGTGTCGTTCGGGAACTCAGCTTCGTCCTCGGCGTCTGCCGGGGGGTTGTTGCATGGATGTGAGTCGCCGCCAATTGAGCAGTCTCGACCACCGTCGTCATCGGATTCAATGAACGTGCCTCTCGTGTATTCGTCGAGGTCGCCGGTGTGATCCCCGAGGTCAGGGTCGTCGTCCTCATACAGGTAGACGTAGGGGTCGGCGTGCTGGTTGGTGGTGTTGAACTGGCTGTACTCCAGATTGGATTCAGCTTCAATGACGATGCGACGCCGTTCCCCGGTAACGCTCGGATCGTCTGGGACGGTGAATGTCACCACTTCACGTTCGCTTCGTTGATCTGGAAAGCCGGTGTTCCAGTTGCCGACAATGCACCAGTCGCCGAAGCCAGTCCATCCACCTTGTGAGCAGTTAGCTGGCTCTGTTGTGACCACTTCAGTTGTGTTGGTGCTCACAACGTTGGGATCTGCAACCGTGGTTGTTGATTGTGTGTCGCCGTATGTGGTGCCGCCGCCGCAGCCGCCGTTGCCTGTGCCGTCGTCGTAGCACCACCAGTCATCTGTCCGTTGCCTCGTGCTGGAGATTGTGCTGACGGTTTCTGTTTCGGTGACTGTGGTCGCTGTTGTGACTTGCTGATACCAGTAGCCGTCGTTGGAGTTGAAGCCAAGCGTAGACGTGACGTTGACCGCGGTGGTTGTCTCCGTTTCGGTGCTTACCTGGTCTGCGAGATCTTCCCACGTTGAACTGCTTCCTCCGTCCCATGATGGTTGCGGAGGCGGAGGCGGAGGCGGAGGTTCTGGCTCCTCTATTTCTTCTTCTGGTTCTTCATCTACCCCAGGTTCTTCATCTTCGGGTTCGTCGTCCGGTAGTTCTTCAGGGGTATCCACCTCGTCGGGTGGTTCTGTCGACTCTGGTTCTTCTTCATCCGGCGTTTCGCCGTCATCCGCCAAAGGATCGTCCGCACCGTCAGCTTCGTCGGGAGTCGTGTCGTCATCTTCTTCAGTGTCCCACTCCGGCAACATCAACTCTGGTTCTTGCCACGGTTCTTCCTCAATTTCTTCATTTCCCCAGTCATCGTCCCAGTCAGGCAGCGTGATGTCCGGTAACGAATCTAGGCTGCCATCATGCGTTTCATCCTCTGGATTTTCGGGCCATTCCTCGATTGGCGGCAACAGATCTTCAGCAACGATTAGTTCATCATCCTCAACGATTTCAATTTCGACTTCCCAACCGTCGTCACCCCATTCGCCCTCCACCCGGTCGGGTAGTTCTTCAATCAGGTCCTCGGTTCGCTCAATGATCAGTTCCATTTCTTCGAGGAACTCATCGTCAAGTAACTCGGCTAAAAAGCCGCCTTCATCTTCTTCGACCCATTCCACGAAGTCCTCTGATTCGACCCACACCCAGTCGTCATCTTCTTCATGCCAGTCATCCTCCCAGGTTTCTTCGTCCCAAAAGTCGTCGTCCAAATCAAGAATGAACGGAGCTTCTTCACCTTCTTCTGGTTCAACAAACCATGCGTCGTCTTCGTCTGGTTCTTCAGCTAATCGCTCCTCCACCAGTTCTCGTAGCTCTGCCACAATCGTTGCCGGGCGCGCCTCAATTTCTTCCACAACAATTTCAACTTCACCCTCCTCGTTTATCTCAACAACAATTTCTTCGGGCACATCTTGATCTGGTTGACTAATTTCGATCTCTGCTACCTGTTCCCCCTCGTCTGTTGCGATTGAGATCACAATTTGGGGCGCTGTGGGGGCAGGTGGGGCTTCGTGGGGGGTTTCACCAGACTCCGACCCAGCGTCGCTCTCAGGCGGTTCTGTGGGATCTGGAGGCGGTGGGGGTGCAGTGAACTGGAACGCAAGTTCCTGATCGTCCTCGATAACGACGCTGACGGCGACATTCTGATCAGCTATATCAACCGCAGCTTCTTCAAGGTCATTGATTTCGTAGCCTTCGTCCTCTGTGACCGCCAGCACGGGTTCGTCATCAGCCTCGTCGGTTATATCAGCGATAGTGGTTTCAACTCGCGCCGCGGCTCCGTCCTGCGCCACAAACAGCGATACGGCCCCATCGGTGCTGCCATCCAAAGTTTCCACATCAGCCGTGTAGTTTTCCACAGACGCTGGAAGCAGGATGAGCACAGGATCTGATGTGCTGGATGTTGCGATGTATCGGTACACCGCCCCCGGGATTTCATTGACAAGTTCACCGTCGAATACACCCAACCGTCGCCCTTGATCATCTACGACTTGCAAAGCAATCTGGCTGTCAGATGATCCAGCCGCAGTCAGTAACGTCATGGATTTCGTGCCGTCAGCTTTAGGGCAGAACGCGCACGAAAACGGAGGCTGGCGAGCCGCCATCGGCGTTAACTCCAACGTGCCGGTGCTCCCGGTCCAAGCTGATGCTGATTCTGTTGGATTCGTAGCGGCTAGTGCATAGGTCCAGACGTTACCCACAACATCAATCCAGCGTGTTTCCGTGGGCCAATTCGAGTCATAGATGTAGATTCGACTGCCCCCATTTACAGCTTCAACCGCATAGGGGGTGACTGCGTGGCCGCCTTCTGCTGAATACAGACCCAACGTGTACCCCGCAGATGTTTCCGGGTTAGCGAAATCATCAGCCAACGTTGCAACAATCTCGGAGGGGCTTTGGTCTCGATAGAACGCTGCTGCCGCTTGCGTTTCCGAAGAAAACTGTGTCACGAACCAGAATGCAAGCTCGGCGGCCACTCGAGGGTCGCCTTGCTCTAACCCTGCCACCAGAGCTTCTTGCCCTAGCAAGCTCGTTGTCGCACCCTCCTGATATAACCGCAGGGACAGGACAGCGAAGCCTTCGCAGAGTCCACCAGCCATCGCCCGGTTTGCTTGCTCGATCAACTGGAGCATTACGGGTTGGGGTGTGCATTCCCCAGCGTCGTTCACAGAGGCGCACGCTTGGCCGTCACCGTACAAACGTCGAGCGAGGTTAACCGTCAACGCTGCGGGAGCGTTACCGCCTCCGTAGTTGGAGAAACCGAAACCATCGGCACCAGGTTCATAATCTAAGGCAACGACTTGGCTGACCTCTAACGCAAGCGGGACCGGGGGGGTGGTATCTACTGTTGCAACCAGTGCAGTCTGCTGGGTAGCTGATGGAGTGTCAGCTTCTGGGCGCGATTCACCGCCCCCGCTACACGCTGCAAGTAACAGGGCTGCGCTGATTACTGTGCTTGCGGTACGACCTAGCGCCGCCGCCTTTTTTGCTGCCACCACAATGCTCCAACGATGAGCACGCCAAGGAACACGAACACCAATGCTGCGGTCAAGCTGCCGCCTGGGGCATTGCCCAGATTAAGTGACCAGTTTTTCGTGTCGCCGCCAAGCAAATTGTTCTGCGACTCCAACTCAGCAACACGTTCGATTAGTTGATCTAGCTGCCAATCCGTCGCTGCTGAATCGTCGGCATTGGATTTCAGAAACCCAAAGCCGCCACCTAAGACTGCCGGGAGGCCAGCAATCCAAGCAATGTTGTCCATGACAGACTGCAAAGCCGCCTTGAACTTCGATACAGCTTGCTCGGCTTTGTCCACTGCTGCCTGAGCGCGATCCGTAACTGACGCAGTGGTTTCCTGGACTTCGTTGGCAATGGCTCTAAGTTTGGCGGCCAACTCATCTGCGTCCGACATCGGATTGCTCCTGGTTCGGACACTGAGGTCACTACTGCTAACCCGAGGGTAGCATCGGCTTATGGTTTCGCCCTGCCCTTGGTGCTCAGAAATTGAGAAACACGACGACGATTGCGCCGCTCTCTACGGGTCGCTGGGTTTAGACCACTCCTTAGGTGAGATCTTGGAGCGAATTTCTTCGAGCAAGTCCTCGATGGTTCGGCTGAGTGCTTCGCAGTATCGGACAGGATTGCCAGATACGGGAGAGCCTTCGGCGACGGCTGCTGCGGAGTCAGCTTGATTTGCGATCCGGCTGAGAGTTTCAGCAAGGTCTGTCATGAGTTCCTCCTGTCGGCTGCAACGCGAGTCAATTCAGCGGAGCCGGTCAGTTGTTTGATCCGATACTAGTACACAGCGAAAGACGGCCGAATGGCCGCCTCCCGATTTTTGTTTATCGGTCCCAAATAGTTTCGCTGCCGTCGCCTTGCCCGAAGGGGACGATGTTGTAGCACTTTTTGCAAACCAGTTCGTCATCAAAGTAGGTCGATGCGCCTGCGCAGCAATCAGTGAGCCGCTGGCCATTGTCGGGGTTATAGCTGCCGACGAGCAAAATCCCGGGGTCTTCGCCTTCGCGAATTTTCATCACCTCCGCGCCTGCGGTAGATCTGGGAGTTTTGTGTATTTCGTAACTTCTCATTTCACCTCCTCGATGGTTACTGCCGATGCCTTGACAACTACACGATTCAATGCACGAAGTAAAGCGCAACCAGTAAACGTCACGAGTTGCGCTTTATTTGGTCGGTGATTGCGTGTAGAAGAGAGGACATGACAGCAGCCACCCCACAAGGAGGGAAAATGGCAACAATGAAAGGCGCGGCGGAGGAACTCATCCCCTACCGCGTCACCGTAAAGGTCAACGGGCAACTGCCCTACGACCCCTACTTTGAAGGTCAGACAGGCAACGCCTACCCTGATTTCACATGCGAAGTAGAAGCAATAACAGAGGCAGAAGCCCGCAAACAGGGCTACCACTTCCATCCAGCAACCACGCCAGCAATGGCCCAATACCCCCATCCTCTTCGCGGCGAAACGGTCCGCTACGAAATTCAGGAGATTTGATGACAGACTCCATTACGGATACCGCGCCAACGGCGACGAAAATCCAACCAAACCGAAGCAAAAGTTTCGCTCTCGGTTCGACCCGCTTTGTGACCGTCACCGAGGACACGCCGACTTTGCATTGCGTCCTCTGCGGCGATTACGTTGAAACCGAGGTCTACCAAAACAGGATGCAACTAACCTGCAAATCAGGCCATAACCGTCTGGCTTCCTACGACGTGGTGAATTGTTCCACGAAGGAATTGCTGGATGACGAAACATGGGAAACCGTCCAACGGGTTAACGAAATCAACGGCCACCCCACCCGCGTTATCGCCATCGGCGACAAACTTCACTGGGCGACAGTGCAATGGCGCGCCGACGGTGGCGGCAACTGGACAGCAGGCGACGAATACAGTTGGGAATAACCGACCAAAACCACTAATAACAGCCGCCGCATCGCAAGGTGCGGCGTTTGTTATGTGTTCACAGCCGCCACTGCGAAGGGGCTGTCATGGACACTGGGGCAACCGCTGGGGTTGCTGTTGCACCCAACATCAGTTCTGTTATCCCCCAAACCATCGCATCTAAACGATCTGGCGATATTGAGTGATCTGGAACCCACCCACAAAGCTGGTCCTCCATATCGGCGTGAAAGCCTAGATGATGGACTCTGCCCTGTTCATATAAAGCTGCAACGGGTTCCGCTCTGGTGCGTTTCCCCCGGGATGCGTGAACCATTTTGATCGGTACGTCGGGGTCTACTGTGCGCAGGGTGTGCGCCACCATGTCGCCGCCTTGGTTGGATTCTGCAACGATTCGATCAGCTTTGAAGGAATGGAATGCTGCGATTGCTGCCCTACCCCAATCGTTGGGGGTTCCATGCAGCGAATCGTCTTGCAACACATAACTGTGTCCGTTCTCACCTAAACCGCACACCACGATGCCTGTTTCAGCGTTCATTGATTTCGACCCCGCAGCAGGATCAATAGCGACAACAATCCTGACTAGTTCTGGGAGTTCGGTCACTCTGTGCTGTTCCAACATTTCTCGGTTCCACAAAGCTCCTTCTACGTCGTCCAGTATTTCGGCATACAACTCTTGTTGCCCTAATCGAGTGCCTTCGTAGCGGGTAAGTATTTCCTCCACAAACGATGGTGCGAGGTTTGCTTTGTTCTCAAATGTGGATCCTCTGGTGAGGCGCACACTGCCATCAGTGATTGCCACAAGGTCCTTAATCAGAGGCGTCGGTTTAGGTGTCGTCGTAACTATGACCCGGGGGAACTGGCCGATACGTAAGCCGAACATCAGCATGTCCCACGCTTCTGGATAGCGCCACGCTGCAAGCTCATCAGCCCATGCCAAATCATGGTTCGGTCCGCGCAAGCGATCTGGTTCGTCTGCTGTGAACGTCGTAGCGACGGCCCCAGTGTGGAATGTGATGCGCCGTTTTGACGGTTCATAGCGGGGGCGGTCATCGTTGGGAAAGATGCCCATCAACCCTGATTCGCCCTCCACCATTGTGTCTCGCACATCCGCCGCAGTTCGACCGACTAACGCAATATGTTCTGTGCGTCTCGCTTCCACCAAAAGCCTGATTGTTTCTGCTCCCGTTCTGGTCTTACCGAAACCACGGCCCGCGAGAATCAGCCAAATACGCCAAGCTCCTTCTGGCATCACCTGACTTGGCCTACGCCATGCTGACCATGTATGCATCAGAGCTTGCTGTTCTTCCAGGCGCAACGACTCAATAACCAATTCCCGGTCAGCTAATGGCAGACTTCTGAGTTCATCAATCAGCGAACCAGCAGGGTCGCTATCCAGGATCATCGCTGTTTGTCCCATTCAAATCAGAAACCGCTGCATCAGCTAACGTCCCTGCTCGCACCATATCCAGGCGTTCACGCAACAATTGACCGATATCGGTGTAGAGAACAGACCCCTCGACATTCGCCAACTCCACCTGTCGAGGAGCATCCAAACCTAACAAAGCTGCTTTGCGATGCAATACCTTCACCGCGGTGTTCACCACTCCCAAAACTTCGTCCGTGTCAATTTCATCTCCACCTTGCACTGCTTGCAGTCGCGCCATAACTGACCGCCACAAATGTTCAACTCGTTCTTCCTCCAATGCCCGCGCTTCTTCAACCGGCGCTGTACCCCACCATTTCAGCGCAGCCCGGTATGCGTCATGTGCCCCCGAACGCGACGCATAGCCAACACGAGTCGCAATATCGTCGAAGCTGAGACCGACAGTGCGCAAACGCACTACTTCTCGGTATTTAGCTGCGGTGTCTGGCGATGGGACGGTTGGGCGTGGAGACATGTGTTCGGAGCTTAGTGTTCGGAGGTTATGTTTTGCAGTTTTAGCTGCTCTGGTTCTTCTTGACAAGATTGAATCCATGAGTTCCATGCTTCGGTGACTGCTCCTGTCCCGGGGAACATGTCGTGCAGGGTGTCTGTTGTTTCTGCTCCTACGCAGGTGAATAGCCATTGGCTTACTGAATTGGGTTTGGCTCCTGCTAATCCTTTGCGCATGGCCATTCGTTCCATCATCCAGTCTCGGATGCTTGACTGTCCGTTTTGTGCGTCTGCTCGTTCTCTGGGTGGTCGAGCCGGTTTGACGAGTACCGGTTCCCATGCGTATTGCAGTCGGGTTCCCGGTTTCCAGCTTGCCCACTGTTTGACCCATGCAACGATTCTGTAGTCGTTATCTTCCAGCCCAGCGTTTCGTGCGCAGTCGATGATGTGTCCTAAAGCTGGGGAGCTTGTGTGGAGAATGAATCCGTCATAGCTGACTAGCTGATTCAGCAACTCTGCGTGGTCTACTTCTCCACCGAAATCGGGGTGGTCTTTGTATAGGTGTGCCTGCCCGGGATAGGGCGGGTCGGCGTATGCGATTCGAGCGGACGGTAGGAGTTGCACCTACACCTCCCGACCGGAAGTCGGGTGGATCACTGTCGATCCCTCATCCGCAGGTGATGGATATGCTATCCCATTGCGTCTAATAACACGGGCCATTTGCTTATCTAAACCCTTTAGGTATCGGTGTTTGCCAGGTTGCAGGCGCGTCGGTGCGGTTGGTCGCGCCGGGTGATTCCATGCGCCTCGAGTGTGCCGCCATCTGCCACCTATCCTGTATTCCGTAACTACTGCAGAAGTTCCCGTGTACGTCCAGTTGCCAGCTTGATAGATGCCTCCGTGGTGGCCTTGCGCTGGATCAGCAAACGAAACAACTGCACGCAAATTCGGACTGGTTTCCTTCAGTATCTTCAGAGCTTTCGCCACTATCTGTGTCACGGGGGATTCATGTGCCCGTAATGCGACACGCACCAGTTCGCAAAGCTCTGTCTGGTCTAAACCCAGCATTGTTCCTAAATGTGGGCTGGCTCCTCGACCGAATAGCACTGCGCCAATGAATCGTTCATCTTCCCAGACGCCACATTTGATCAGCTTCCCAGTTGGCATGATTTGTGAATAATGCCATTTGGATACTGCGTGGCTAGCTGCCTCCGTAGCGCAGCCTGCAACTACTAAATCAGTCATCGAAAGACCACACCCCGAGTTCTTCCTCGACCTTCCCGGGATACGGCTTTGCGTCTTTCATAACTCGCCGCCGCATTTGTTTATCCAGGGGCATCAGATATTTGTGCTTTGCTTCTTGCATTATCCGGTACGCCGTCGGGTCGACATACTTGCGGAGGTATTCAATTTTTGCGGTTCCGTATTTGGAAACCACGGTGCGTTGATGAACTCGTTTGCCATGAAGAACGACTGTTTGGGCGAATGTTTCTCCCACATACACCCAGTTCATGGCTTGGTATATCCCACCGTGATGTTTTTCTTTGGTGTCTGCGTATGACAGAACCAGTCGGAGACCGGGATTCTCGCAACGAATCTGGCGAAGTGACATGGAAACTGCCTGCGATGTGGGGAACTGGTGACGGGGTTTCAACGCCACCCTGACCAGTTCACAAACCTCAACTTGGTCTAATCCGTACCGTTCCCCAAGCCGAGGATTGGCTCCTCTGCCATAGATGACTGACCCCGCGAAACCATTGTCATCCCAAACGCCGTAACCAATAATTTTGCCCGCAGGCATCGCCTTCGAGTAATGCCATTTCATAACAGCGTGCGTGGCAGCTTCCCGAGAACACGCTGCGAGAAGCACCTTCCCGGTCACACCTAGACCGGCTCAATAGTATTGCTGGGGCCTACTCGCCACTCGAAACCGCAATCTGGGCAAGTGGTGGGGTTTCGCTGATCTAAACGTGGTTGTTCGCCCTCCTCGGGAAAGAACTCCACGTCTACAGCCTCAAGCAGTTCAGCTATATCGGCGTCGGTGTAACCGGTTCCTAGCAGGCTGCTTTCTTCCACCACGCTAGAGAGCAACTCAACTAATAGTTCCTCGTCATATGTGGCAAGCTCGGCTGTCTTGTTATCGGCGAGCAGTATGCGGTGTGCAGTGGGATCATCTACATCCACCCAATAGACCGGCACCTCCTCCAAACCAACTTTCTGGGCTGCTAAGAGCCGGTGGTTGCCTGCTAGCACATACCTCGTCGAGCGCTGAGCGACAACAGTCCCCCACCAGCCATTGGCTTTGATACTGGTGGCAATTTCATCCACGTCCCCAATTCGGGGGTTCTGCGGATGGCGCTCCAACTTGTCAATTGGCACCATTTCAACTTCAGTTTCCATGTTTCGTACCTTTCATGCGGAATATCCTCGGTCTTTGTATCCAAGGGGCTGTTTTGTATCCAAAACCGTGTATTCCCCCGAAAAGCCGCCTGTTTTGCTTCCAAGACACTGGTTTGTATCCAAAACCGTGTTTTGTATCCAATTCTCGTAGTGACTAGCTGAATCTTCGAGGTTCAGGTAGTGACTAGCTGGATTCACGAGGTTTTGTATACAAAGCCCGATTTTGGAAGCAACAACCGGTGTGACTAGCTGTTTCTTCGAGGTTTTCGTAGTGGCTAGCTGTTTCTTCGAGGTTTTGCTAGCAATCCCCGGGTGACTAACAAAAGACAGCAAAACACAGCTATCAACACGGTGACAACGGCGATTTTGAGCCAAAACAGCATCAAAACGCCTGCAAACACCGTGACACACCGAGTCTCTTCGAGTCTCTTCGAGTAACTCGCTGATTTCGGTAGTGACTAGCTGTGACTCCGAGTTCTCACGCTGACACAGGAGTACTCCAAGGTTTTTCGGTGAAAACAGCGACAAACACCGTGACACAGGTGTGCTCACGCATACTCGCGGGTTTCCCCGAGATTTCACGCCGCAACACCGTGACACACTGAGAGACACGGAGACACAGGTGTCCTCACCGGTTTTTCGGGCGAGACAGCGAGACACATGCATTCTCACGCAATCACAGATGTGCTCACTGGTTTTTCGTCGAGTATCGGTGAGTATTGGTGTCGGTAGCGCCAAACACCGTGGCTCAGGCAATCTCACCGGAGGTATATCGGACTTCAAGTCGGCGGCGGCGTTCAGCAAGGCGTTCCCGTTCACTCATTCCACCCCAAACCCCATATGAAATTTTGTTGTCAAGCGCAAAGTCCAAACACGGTCCCACGGCTTCACATTGTTCACAGAGCGTCTTACCAATCGCCGGCATACCTCGATGGGGAAAGAACCACGCCAAAGGAGCGCTATGACACAACCCTTCATTCTCAACATGGAGAGGAAGCCGCGGGTAGGGCTTCCAGTCGTCAAACCGAGATGATTTAACTCGGCTGGGTGAACGAAATGACATGGGGCACTAAGAATAGGTCTACATGCGGTCACGTTGGTGCCTTATCGCCTCTCGGGTGAAACAATCGGTGTCGTTGTCCACTAGTCGATGGGCGCGCATAGAAATCACCATTTCTTCGATGCAGAGCTTGCAACGGCAGCCTGCTCTGAATTGGGTGAGTCCGTGGTAGGGCATCGCTGACTATTAGTAGCGGCTTTTGACGGTTTCCGGGTGAACGCTGACCACATTTCCTCTGGATATTCCTCCCTGAACCGAGCCATGTCCGCCTGAATCGTCACCTTATGCAACCCTGTAGCGGCTGCTAATTCGCGATAGGTCACCCCCAGCGAACGTAATGCTGCGAACAACTGGCGTCGTTGCACACCTAACGCCGCGATTTTGTCGCGACAAACACTGATCTCGTTTGTATGGCGAGTCGCTTCGTCAAGCAGCGCTGCCTTGGCTTCCTCATCTTCCATGTCACCCACCTGCCGCTCGGACATTCGCTGAAATGGTTCGTGCTGTTTCGATTCGAGTGCGTAACGCAATCAATGCCTGCTGAGTTGCCTTTTCCTGAGCTTCTGCAATTTTCCAGTTACGGAAATCATCGGCGGCACGCAGATGAGCGTGCGCCTCTTTTTGGGCAACCGTCCCGCTGGTTGTCTGCAATATTGCTCTGTGATATCTGCGTTTGTAATCAGCTTCAGCTTGAGCACGTTCAACCGTTAGCACGGCATAACGCTCAACTTCGTCAGCCAACCGGTCGCCTAGTGCATCTAGCTGGTTTTCTATCTGGGCTTGGTTTAGCGGTTCAATCAGCGACAAAGTCCACCTCCTCTATTTGTAGTCGGAGGCCATCCATGTCCCCAATTTCGGCCGGGTAGAACGTGAGCGCTCTGACAAACTGGGGATTGTCGTCGGGTAATACTCCAGCATCAACAAGACCGTCAATCGCTGCTTTGACTGCCGGAAAACAAGCACCGACGTCTTGTCGCCATCTGCGGTCTTTAGCCAGTGGCGTCGCGTACACCTCGATTGCTGCCAATGCAGGTACATGCTGAATTTTTGCCATCCAACCGAACGCCTCCCGGGTATCTCGAGTTTTCGCTGCACGCTCCATGTGATGCCAACGCCGTTCAGCGTTACTTGTCCAAGGACGTTCGCCGTGAAGCTCCAGCAAATAGACCATAGGGGTCACCCTATCCTTCGACTATTCATCGAGATGGGACCACCCTGTGATTGCTGCATCGTCCATGACAGTTTTCGGAATGAAAATCACCGGTTCCTCCACTTCTGATACCCCGTCAGGGCTAAGGATGCTGGCGAACACAATGGCTGTTGGTTCCCCCCGGAGCTTGCCGAAACCCATCTCGTACTCCACAACCTTGCCCTTGTATGTGACCGCCCACCCCAACGTAGGTGAGCCTGGTGGTAGTTCAATCAAAATGGCTCTGTCGCGGGTGTCTCACGTTTCGGCATTTTGGGTGCAGAGCGACCCTCTTTGGTTTGTTTAGTTGCAACTTGTTTAGTTGCAACCGACGTTGCCCATTTCAGCGAATGTCCGCAATCCTCGACAGTGACCTCGACCTTCGACCGTTTCTTGCCGTCGTCATCTTCCCACTTGTCCTGCTTTAATTTGCCATGAATGATGACTCGCTCACCCCCACGGAACGACTCAGCTATGTGTTCAGCTAAATCACGCCAAGCGACGCAATCAAAATAATGGGCTTTTTCTTCGCCGCTTTCAGTCTTTTGGTTGTCTGCGATAGAGAACTTCGTCAGAGCTAGACCCGAACCCAAAAAGTGCAATTCGGGATCTCTCACTATGTTTCCACACAACGTCAGTGTGTTGTCATAAGCCATATTGGCTCCTTTCGGTTTCTGGGCTATAAGCCTCGAGGGCTGATAGCACCAAGATGTTGACGTAAATAGGTTCGCCCGATACCGGTGTCACGTATCTGCCACCCCAACGACTGTTTCACCAGCACTAGCTGGCCGTCACTAATCATGCGACGCAACGCCTTCTCTTTCCCGGAATAGGTCATTGGCTCCAAGCGAAAAAAATGGGGATTCGCTATGAAACCGCTACCGCACGTCGGGCATCGTTTATGGCTCACCACACTTGGCCCCACGAAGTTATACCTCATGTGTTCGACCAAATCGGGCCATGACCTTTTTGTGCTCCACGACGACGCGCCACCTGTAACAGCTAACCCCGAGAGAATTTGCAGTCGCCTATCTGATCTCCTCATGCTTCCTCCAACCATTTCCACTCGGGACCGAGTTTGGTGTAGCCCGCACGTACGAGAAACGAGGCATTGTGAGGGTCTAACAGTGAAGAATCTAAATACTCCGCACGCGTCAACTCTCGCTGTTGTTGAGCCTTCCTTTTTGTACTGTCGGTGGGCTTGCCGGTTGTTTTCAGGAGCTTAGGCCTGATTTTCGCGCAGAGCGCTTCCACAAAATCTGCTTGCTCGTCCGGTGATAACCCGGTCCAATATTTTCGGCCGTAAGCGATTTGGGCCACATGCTTGATGTAATTCCTAGCATCTTCATGTCCTTCATGGGCAGCCAAAAAACCGTTCGCTAGTTCAAGTTCAACTGAAATCGCAGCTTCAAGCATCCGCTGTTCATGCTCCGATTGCGTAAGTTTCTTCAACGGTCGAAGGTCCTTCTTCTTCTTAACGTGAGTAGAACCACAGACCGGACACGGGTTGCTTCGTTGGTCTTTTAGTGCAAGTGCTAAACGCTGGCGATGATGAACGAAAGAAGAATGAAGTTCATCCTCTGTTTTGCAGTCAGTCCAAATCCCCATAACTCCTCATTCGTTACTGGCTCGACTCCCCATTTTCAATACAGCCGACTTGACCAATCTACATGAAAGGGCACCCTTTGTAAATCACTGATGAAACCGCCATTACTTAACTACCTCAGAGCTGATTTAAGAAGGGCACCCTTATCTGATAGGATGGATTCGACAGCAACACTAGGAGGCCGCCTGACTGATCTCATTGTCCTACCCAACTGACAGGGTCACATCACCCGGTCAACGAATGACTCCATAGGAGGAGCAAATGGCAAACATGCAAGAGGTGCAATTGCGCCCGATTGCTGACGCCGCCAAAGCTCTCGAAGGAATCGCTATAGATGCGACTGCCGACGAGATTGCTACAGCGGTCACCTCAGCAATCAGTCACCTAACAGATGCGTTGCAAACATGCGAGGTATCTGATGCAGTGGCAGTCAGCTTAATCCCGGGATGGAAAGCGGCTTCGACCGCTCTACGGGATCAAACCAATGATCGCAGCACCGCAGTTGCGAGTCGCTTTCTAAAGGCCAATGGAGGCAAATCTCAGCCAATCGTCGTCAATGACATAGACGGTCGGCAGATGGTCTGCACTCCAAATGTCCGAGTTAAGCGCTCCCAAATACAGCGAGACGAACTTGTAGAAGCCGTCGAGCGAGCAGCTAGCGATCCGAAAAATCGGCTCAACCCGAACGGAACCGGCGAAATGCTGGATTACGACACGGCAAAAGTCATTCTGATGAAAAAAAGTTTCAGAATGGAACCCCGTTGGACTGAACTCAAAAAACTCGGCATCCACGATGACGAATTCTGTACCCGTGAACAAACGTATTCACTGGACATTCAACCAGGAGGTGACCTATGGCCGACCTTGAACAGTTAGCCGAAGAACGTCAAATAGCGCGCGCAGATGACGGCCGCTACTTTGACCTAATCATGCGTCAATCTGACGTGCTCGCCAGTTCACGCATTGTTCCTGCCGCATATCGGGGCAGATCGGCAGACATTGTCGCTGCCGGTTTGGCTGGTCGAGCTTTCGGTTGGGACGTTATGGCCAGCATGAGAAACTTTCATGTCATCGAAGGCACTGCTTCGCTGCGACCGGAAGCAATGCTCGGCCTAGTGCGTCAAGCTGGTCACTCAGTCATGATCACCAGTGGCGAAGGTATAGCGACTGCGGTCGGGAAGCGCTGCGACAGCGGCGATGAACACACCGCTACCTTTACTCTCGATGACGCCAAAGACGCTGGTTTGGCTGAAAAAAAGAACTGGCGACAATACCAAGAAGCGATGTTGCAATGGCGCGCGGTATCCAAACTGTGCCGAGCCTTGTTTAGCGACATGGTGCTCGGCGCTGGATACGTCCCCGAAGAAATCGGTGCAGACACCGATGAAACTGGGCTACCCAAAACATACGATCCGATGGTGCCAGTCACAGCAGCCAAAAATGAATTACTGAAAACTGTCGGAGACAAAGCCAACGCCAAAGAGCTTTGGGGTGACCGGGGGAGCAACAGCATCAGGCGTAGCGAACTCGATGCACTAATAAGCGACTGGGAAGCTGAAATCGTTGACGCTGAAATCACCGAAGCTCCAGAACAACAAGAGCTTGACGACGGTGACGGATACCAAGACGACGCACTGCACACGGTGTAACCTGAACGGCCCACCCGCCTCTAAACGGGTGGGCCTTCAGTGTTAATCCTCGCGCCATTTGGAGGAGTCAATGGCAAATAATACACAACCGACCGCGAACCTACGAGCCGACATTGGCCCATTTTCCATTATCCCGGAATGGGTACTCGACGCAGAGGTCAGCCACGGGGCTGTCAGACTGTATGCATTGCTCGCCCGATACGCCAACAACGACAATGCAGCGTGGCCCAGTCGCGCCACCCTTGCACGCCGTTTGCATAGTTCCAAGGACACTGTTGACCGGCTGACTAAAGAACTCGAGTGCATCCACGCTTTGATGGTGGAACGCAGGACAGTGAAAACTAACGACGGCCACAAGCTGAACAAAACGAACCTTTACACAATACGCATGGTCCCACCGGGGGTAGCCGCACAAACGCGGCCACCTAGCCGAATGGATGCGGAGAGGGGTAGCCGCGACCACGCGGCCCAGAACGAGAACCATCTAGAACTAGAACCAAAGAACACTGCGTCGGAGATGTTTGATTTATTTTGGGAGGTGTACGGCAAAAAGGTCGGCAAAAAAGCTGCCGCCACTCAATGGGGCCGTCACATATCGGACGAGGCAACAGCTATGGCAGCCATCGAAGGTGCCCAACGCCAAGCAGAACACACTGAAAAGAAATACAGAAAAGACCCCGAACGGTGGATTAGAGATCACCGATGGGCCGATGATGAACTGATAGACCCTTCAGGTTCAGCAGGCACCATTGCCCGTCTGCAAGCCAGAGTTCATCGGGAAGGTTTGTAATGGAATCAACGGAAATCACCAACCGCATGAAACTGTATGCAGCACATGAGAAATATGGTGACCGGTTACTTACAGCCCACGTGGATGAAAACTTCATCCTTATTCGGCGCGGCCTACCAGCGGCGCTGCTAGCTGTCGCAGAAGCGATAGGGGAATTTGATGGACGAAGCTGAGCGGCAGTCCCGTAGAAACGCTGTAGCGGCCATAGGGACGCTCTCAGTGGCTTTCGGTAAGGAGATGCCCGACGAACAAATTGACATTTACATCGACGCGCTGCATGACATTCCGGGTGAACAGTTAGCACAAGCTGTGAAAACCATTATCGGCACAGAGCGATTTTTCCCCGCAGTCGCAACTATTCGCCAAACAGCATTAGTTGACCCCTCCCGCCTTTCTGCAGAAGAAGCGTGGGGGTTTATTAGCCGACGAATCCAATCCGGAGGCCGAATGGCTGGCACTCGGGGATTAACAGACGACACCAAACGGTCAGTGGATGCCTGCGGAGGTTGGCCGGCATTATGCGAATCAACGAATCCCACTGGTGATCGAATCACTTTCACCAAGGCATACAACGCGGTAACTACTCGCAACGACAGAACAGCAACTAACTGGAAACTAGGGAAAGGATTACGACGGGCAATCGCCAGCATCGGACGAGGTGACATATGAGCAAAGTTTTAGATGACACGTTCAGCAAGCTCCTTGACGCATACCCCGACAGCTATGACGCAGGCAACATGCGCGAGCTTTGGACTCAGACATGGGAAAAGGAACCTTTGAGCGTGATCGTCCGCACTGCTGACCGCCTTATGAAGACATGGCAACGGTGCCCGTCATTGGATGAATTTATGGAGGAAACCAAAAAAGAAACCCATCGGCAAAACCGGGCGGCGTTACTCGAACAGATGGATGCCTGCCCTGAATGCGATCATGGGTATATAGAAACCAAAGAGAACACTTTCAAGCCTTGCCATAGCTGCCTGCCTGATTCGTATGAACGATGGGCAGTCGGGGATTACGAACCAACACGAACATGAAGAAACTGGTCACGGTAGCCATCACGATTTGCTTAGTAGTCGTGTCGTATAGCGCCCAGTCGACAAAGGTGACTGAACATTCGGCTATGACGCTGCTCACCCTCGCCACGACTACCGTGCCAGTTGCAACCACGGTACCGCCTACTACAACATCAGTGGTGGCAACAACGACCTCCACCACCACGGCTCCCCCGGTAACGCTGCTGCAACCCGAAAGCAACATCATTCTGGTTTCAATGGAAACACCACAGGTCAGTGACCTCGAGCGACTGATTTGCTTTGTGGGATCCGAATGGGATTGCGGTGAAGCGATCGCTGTTTCTCAGTGCGAGTCGTGGCATACACCTCACAGCATCAGCCCCTTCAACTCGAACGGCACCCGCGATTGGGGGCTGTTCCAAATCAACGACGTGTGGGCCGATGCTTTCCCCAGGCGGTGGGAGCATCGCCTTGACCCTGTGACCAATATAGAAATGGCTCACCACATTTGGCTTGTCACCGGACGTTCGTGGAAACACTGGACGTGCCAGCCATGAGAATACTGAGCCTTTGCTCTGGGTACGGTGGACTGGATTTAGCTGTGGAAAAGCATTTCAACGCTGAAACGGTGTATTGGTCTGACGTTGATCCAGCAGCATGTGCAGTGATGAGTGCGCGCTTCCCGTCAGCTACACCGCTCGGCGATTTAACGAAACTTGACAGCACCGCGCTCAACTTTGACGTGTTGACTGCCGGATACCCATGCCAGCCGTTTAGTACCGCTGGCAACCGAAAAGGAGAAGATGATGAACGACACCTCTGGCCCCATATCGCAGACACCATCAGCGTTTCTCGACCCCGATGGGTCGTGCTGGAGAACGTCGCAGGGCACCTTACTCTCGGAGGCCCCACCGTTATTGCAGAGCTTGCCCAAATGGGGTACGGCGTTCAATGGGGAACTGTTCGCGCTAGCTCCGCCGGTGCTCCCCACCAACGACAGCGGCTTTTCATCCTTGCCCACACCGACAGCCCGGGACTACAAGGACACGGGCGACAACACCGATTACGAACGCATAGCAGCGAAAGCGAAACTAGCTGGGACCGTTCACCTCTTGCCGACACCAGTAGTCAACGACATGGGGGAAAACCACACCATCGAATGGTGGAACGACTGGATCAAAGAGAAGAGACTGCAACACAACAACAGCAACGGCCACGGCAAGAGCCTGTCGATAGAGGCTCGTCTGCTGCCAACACCTCGAGCGCAGAACGGGGAAGCACGCAACATGAACATTTGGGAACGTCCACTGGATCAGCCCCAAAATCTCGAGAATGCGTTAGCGAGACTGACTGGGGAAAATACGAACCAGCCATCAGACGGTGGGAACACATCACTGGACGAATAGCCCCTCCCCCGGTCACCGATAACAAACTGTCGCAGCACTTCGTGGAGTGGCTGATGGGAATACCGGCCGGTCATGTTTGCGAAATTGTGGACAACCGAGCCAAAGCTCTCAAAGTTCTCGGTAACGGCGTCGTGCCGCAGCAGGGCCGGATAGCACTACGCCTGCTACAGAAAGGATTAAACAATGGCAACTAAACGCATCCGCTACGCGGTATTTGTACCCGATCAACCCACTCAGCTACCAGCAGTGCTGAAATGGGGGTCAGGTCGAGAACCGTGGGCGTGGGGAAACCCAGACGAGGAACGAATGATGAAACCCGTAGGTGTTTATTTAGACGAAGAAGAAGCTGTGAGAATGGCGATAGCCGCTTGGCTCGAACAACACGGTGACCCCCGGACACTGCTGGCAACTCTCCATTTAGATTTGCAAGGTGACTACTAATGAAACGTGGCGGACCGTTGCGGCGGGTGTCGAAGAAACGGGCAAGCATTCAAGGGCAGCGACGCAAACTCGTTCGCGAGCAGTTAGCCCTCCGGCCTCAGTGCGAGGCTGGTGAACCAATCCATCTGTATTACGTCGATCACTTCGGCAGGGAGTTCGCCCGCGAGAAACTGAAAACGGATCGCTGTCATGGGCGCGCCACCGATATCCACGAACCGTTGACGAGGGCTAGGGGCGGATCCATTATTGACGTTCACAACACAATTGCGGTTTGCCGTCGATGCCATGACTGGATCCACGACAACCCGCAAGTTGCGACGGAGCTTGGATTGCTCCGTAGTCAGTTTTCTAAATAATCTCCCATTCATCTTCGGCCGGGATGAGCGACAATTTTGATCCGCAGTCCCAGTCCACTCGAATACCAAAATCAAAGGTTTGCCGCAAGCTGCCAGCAACAGTTCCTTTGTCCCCTTTAACCAAGGCGGTGAACCGGTCGGCGCAGCTAATGAGCCGCACACGGTCCCCGGGTCGCAGATCAGGAGTAGATCGACCTAATGCCACAATGGCCTCCCCTCTTCTTTGTTCTCTGCTATGCGGTCGTCTGCTCTGTCGCGGTCGGAGTAGTCATAAAAGCCCACTCGTTCAGCTAGTTCAGCTAGTTCAGCAACCCGTTCATCGTCGCACTCGGCACAAATTTCACCGAACTTGGCGTCAGACATGGGGAAAATGGGGTATTGCACCCCATCGCCCTCAATGTCGCAGTATTGACATTTTGGTGTCATCACTTCTCCAGTCCCCATGCTTTGATTTGAATACGATTCCAATACTCTGTTTCGTTTTTTGATCTAGCTATTTCTTGTTCACGACGCTTCCGCATGTCCTCTAGGCGTTCGTGAATTTCTATAGGTACGAACCCGCGCATCAGTTCTCCAGTTCCCAGTCGTAGGGCTTCAGTGGTGTGCCGTGATGTGTCACATCAAGCAACCGCTGCCATTGAGCGGTATATCGACGATCACGCCTATCCATAAAAGCCCCGACTGCTAGTAGCCCGCCGAGTAAAAAAAGCTCTAACGGGATCCGAAATTCATCCATTCAGTGAATCCTCCTGTTCGTTGCTGTCGGACAACCACAACTACACGATCAGCGCCAATCAGTAAACAGATTGCGGCAACTTTGAGCCATTTCATCTTGTATGTTGGCCTCTATCGACAGCGACCGAGGAGGTCAAATGGAAGAACAGGAATGGGACAAGGTGGATATCGCCATCTTGCACCGCACAGATCGGGGCCGGTTTACCGGGATCACCGATGACAACTTGGGGGAGGTAACCGTAGAACGTCAATACGCCTACGAGATACCTACCCATCAGCTATTCAGCCAACGGCTGAATGTCGAAGCTCCGCACCGCGATTGTTTCGCATGGAACAACAACGTTACTGGCCGCGAATTTCCAGCACGAAGGAAAACTCGCAGCCTTTCAGCCGGGGATATCGTCTTAGTAACCGAAACCGGACTGACCTTGGGACTGAATTTCCAGGTAGAACAGCGACAGACGGTTTGGGCAGTCGCAGAATTTGGTTGGGACAAGCTGACTGACGAACAACTTCAACAGGTCTATACCCAAAGCATGGATGCGGTCCGAGGGGGTGCCGCTAAATAAGCATTGGGGGTGAGTATCCAGCGGGACGCCGCGGGTACAGGAATGCCGAGGGAAAATAGCGATTCTCGGTAGGAGGTTCGATTCCTTCTCATCCCGCGACAGCAAAAACCAAAGGAGGCTGTTATGGGTTGCAGAGGCAACATTGAAATCTCCCAACCGAAATTCGGTTTTGGTGAAGGGGATGTATCTATTTTTTTGTACACGCACTGGGGTGGCGATGAAGTCTGTGAATCGTTGGCCCGGGGTTTAGAAGCTGGTCGAAGCCGTTGGACTGATCCCGACTATTTGACTCGCATCATCTTCAATGAGTTACAGGGAGACGACCGGCGGACAACCGGTTTTGGCATCGGTATCCAACAAATGGACAACGAGTTTGAGATGCCCAATCTCTACTGGACTACGAGGGACGGCAAGTTTGGCAGTGTGCCGGATGAGCCTTTCGTCATGTACGAAGGCAGCATTTTTACCGCAGAGGAGTTCATGCTTAAGTTTCTTCCAGAGGTCGCGACACCAAATAGCGCGTTAGAGGACACGCAGGAACTGGAAACGATTTAGAGATGAATCACACCAAACACAAGGCGTACATTGTGCTTGCCCATACACAAAACGGGGACTACGAAACCGTTGAGTGGCAGATAGCGACAGGCAAAGACGCCTATTTCAAAGCCAAATGCGACGCAGAGAAGCTGGTTGCAAAAGGCTTCGCGTACGTCGCGATCAGGGAAACCAGTGACGACCTCTACGGGGGCTTTGTCGAATTCGTTCGCTCTCGTAATGTGCACCTTGATTTGACGGAGGCATGATGAGCCTTCAGCGTTTCACCGAGCTTCCCAAACTTCAGCAACAAGCTGTGGGGGAATTGGTCAACCGGTTAGCGTCACTCCAGCTTCCCAACGACTTTGTTATAACCCTGATCAGACGCACCGGGAATGACGCCGAAGCCATCTGGCGATATATGATGGACGAAGGTTTTGCACGCGCTATAGACGCATGGATTACAGACAACGTGCCAGCTATTTTGAACGGCACATCAGATCGTTCGTTAGATTGAGGTGGTTGCTGTCGAAACTACTGCCTTCTTAACTCTCTAACGAACAGAAAACCCCGAAGCACTCGCTAGCCGCTTCGGGGTTTTCATTTTTCCACCACGTACGCCTTGTGCTGTTATCAAGCCCACAGTGGCTTCACGCCGACGTACTTATTTTTGGGTCGATGGAAATCTATTTGGCTGGAGCCTTCTTTTTGGCTGGAGCCTTTTTCTTAGCTGGTGCTTTCGCTTCAGCTTCCTTCGGTGCAGCAGCTTTCTTCTTCGCTGGGGCCTTCTTCGGCTTCTCAGCTTGCGTGCCATGCAGCGCGGCCCACGTCGTAGGACCAACCAGACCATCGACAGTCAACTTGTTCGTGACCTGAAAGTCAGAAACCATTGCGATCAAACCTCGCGAATACTGGCCGTCAGGATGCACTCCCAAAGCCATCTGCACTTCACGGATTGCTCGCTTGTTCGAATTATTAGTCGGACTTAACCACACATCGCTCATTGTTCACTCACTCTCGCTAATGATGCAGAATCGTCGCCAACCTTGCGGGCCGAAATCGCTTTAGCGATTGAAACCAGACCAGCAATCGCCCCGACCTTTATGCTGTCCATGACGCCAGGACCGGGAACAAGGAATGCCGCTGCCCACGCTTGAAGCGCAGTTGATATAGAGCGCTCCAGCAGGTCGGTCAAAAAGACTTTATTCAACATTGATAACTCCTACGAATTGTGGATTGCGGCCCACGTTTGCCGACCGATTATGCCATCAGCTTTCAACCGACGACGTTTCTGAAACTCCTTCACAGCGCGCTCAGTCCCTCGACCGAACACCCCGTCAACCAGTTTCACTCCGATGTGTTGTTGCACCCATCGTACATCTGGGCCGCGCGCACCTCGCTTGATACTGCCCCCCGGAAATTCTCGAGCTTCAGTTGTGACGACTGGACGCTTCTGTTTCGCCCGAAGTTTGCTCAGTGTTTGCGGACCGACAATCCCGTCAGCCGTCAGGCGATGTTTTTTCTGGAATCGTTTGATCGCCCAATGCGTTCCTGGCCCGAAATTGCCGTCCACGGTGATTCGATAGCCAAGCTGTGAGAGGGCCTGCTGAACCTCTTTCACTTCCCCGCCCTTATCCCCGCGGCGTAGGGCGCTAGATCGCTTAGGTGGCTTCTCAGCCGGTCTCGTACCAGTCTGAACCGCTGTCTTAGGCACCCGCCACTGGCTCGACGCAATCATCTTCTGAACGTATCCACGCAACGGCCCCGAATAGCTCATGTCATATTTGCGGCTCGTCCATTCCCGGTGATGAATGATCCGGTTGTGATCCCAGCCTTGCCATTTGCACATCGCAGCGCAGAGCTTCACCAACACTTTGATTTGATTTTGAGAGTATTCCTCGCCGACTCCCGAATTTTCGACTTCCACGCCCCAGAATTTGCCGTTGCCTTTGCGGTAGTCGTTTGCCCGACCGAAGTTGCGTGCGTTGTACGCGTCTTGTCCGGCGTCGAACTCGGCGGTGATGTCTCGGCCAGCTTCAAGATCTTTGATGACTTCGGAGGAGCCTCGCCCTGCGTGGTTGCACCGGTTCTGAGAAATGAGCAGCAGCTTCCCCGAGCGACCCAACAGGAACTGGACCAGTGGGCCTTTCAAATCTGAGCGACCGTTCACACAAATATTGCGGCAAGGCATGTCCGCCGAACCGCCCGCCGCTGTGTGATGCACAATCATCCCCAACGTCCCACCCGGCCTATGATCAAACGAGTATCTGGAACCGCGCCGAGTTTCCCAACCCGGTTCCGCCTCGACATCCAAACCGGCTGCTTGCAGCACTTCCAATACGTTCGCCATCAGCCGAGTCCCTCGTCAAACTTCACCCATTGACCGTTGTCAACGTCGTAGTCGTAGGGCACGCTCTCCCAGTCGTCTGGTTTCGGTGGGAATCCGTCGGGAAGTTCAGTAGTTGCCACTGGATCTTCGATTGCTGGAAGCGTTCCCGGCTTTGGTTGTCCGGCTTTGTCTCCAGTCGTGTAGTAGTAGTCGCTCGCCATGTCTACGCCTTGTCCCATGTTGCGGTAGGTGTTGAAGTGCTCGTGGTTAGAGTGCCGCTGTTTGCGAAACTGGTGTAGCTATTTCCAGCCGCGCCGGTTCCAAAGTCGAGAATGTCTCCCGAAGTGACCGTCATGTTCGAGGTTCCGTAGGTAATTGTGTAATCACCGGCGACGTAGGTTGCAGCACCCGTGCCGTCAGTGGGGAGTTTGAACACAATGCTCTCCACACACGGTGCTGTGTTTATTGTCATGCTGGAAAAGATCCCGTAGACATTCTCGTCCGTTGAGTCAATAGCCATTGACTGAATATAGGGAACGTCATAACCGGTAATCCCGTGAGCGGTCTTGTAAATCAGAATCTTTCGTTGCCAAATTGCCGTCTGATTAGCGATGTCATGCTTGACGAGATAATGCTGAGAGGGGCCAGTTGCGTTATCTTTGAGTACGAAATAGCAGTAGGTGTCCGTGGAATCATTAACGGGAGGGCATTCGATCGTGAGGCCCGTCGGTGTTGCCGGACTGTCACTTGCGTTGACTGTGTAGCGAGTCCCTTTGCTCCAACCTGAATATCCTCCGGTGTAGGGATCCCAGAAGCTGAAGTAGGCGTCGCCGCTGTAGGTGCCGCCGGTGACACCCATAACAGCGTTCCAGAGATAGATCCCCGGAGTTCCTGTTGTTTGGTAGGCGCAAATCTTCGGAGCGGATGAGTAAGCGCCCCAACCTGCACTCGAACCACCTGTGGCGAAACGGGCAGACGCCATCCCCGCCCAGCCAGTCCAGATGTATTCGTCAGCTTCACCGAATTGAACGTTGTTGGGGCCATAGCTGGAGTGATACGACGACTGAATGTAAGCCATTCGACCCGTGTTCATAGCGAAGCCACTGATGTATTGCGCCACACTTGTTGGATACGACTGAGGCATCACGGGGTAGCAGTTGCCTGCGAAGCTGTCGGGGTACAACTTGTAACCAGTCGCAGCGTCGATCGGCTGCATGATCGCCTGATATGAACCGTAGGAGCTGTAATAGCCGTAGTAGAGATGGATGCCTATGTCCTCGTTCGGTGAGACATAGAGCTTCATGTCTGTATTGGCGTAACTAGGCTGGCCGCTCTGCACGTTTTGTTTGTCGCCGCCTGAGTCACCGAACCACTGAACAGCGTAAGACGAGTTCAGCTTCGCTCGCCACGCATAACCCGTAGTTATTTCATCGCCTGAAATGTAAAGATTGGTTCCTGCTGCTACCAAACCCATCAGTCGAGTGTTCTTCTGGACGCTGCTTTCCAAAATGTTGAATTGGTAGTTGTTGACAAGAGCGTTGCCATCTGACTGGACTTTGGCGATGGCGCTCGTATACGCGCCAGCGCTGGAGTCATTACAGACCGCCGAGATGTAGATGTTGTCGCTCGTGTCGAGTGTAATTTGGCCGCTCTGCGTCGCATCTCCTACGTCAGAGGAGACACCAGGATCCCAACTCGCAAACCATCCACCAAACGGGGCAGGCCAAACGCCGTCACGTTCAGCTTCCGCGATCTCACCCAACGACCACACGCCGGGCGCAGCAATAAGCGTGGGCACATTGTCTGGTCCAATGATGCTGCCGTTCGTGCCGTAACTCATCGCGCAGCTATCTCGTCATCTGTGAGGCCAAGAGCTTTGAGCTTCGCGTCACCTGAGGCTTTATCTTCCGCCCGTTTAGTGTCGGCAGCTTCTTGGGCTGCAACTTCGTCGGTGTAATCAGAAACCATTTGAGCTTGTTCGGCTTCTTCTGCGTCCGTCATATCGCGCACAGTTTCAACGCCTGTCTCGCAATTCATTTCAACGACTTTGGTCATTACAACTCCTAGCTGTAGTCAATCCCGTATGCAGCGATTGAGCAGTTCGCTTCAATCGTGTAAACGGCGGTCCATGTCACCGACGTAATCGCCGCCGAACTTGAAGGGTTATAGAGAACTCCGCCCCACCATTGAGCGCCAGTGTTCTGGTTATCCCAACTTGAATTTTGGTAGAAGCCCGGATGATCGACGGCATTGGTGTAGTTCACCAAATACATCCGGAGAAACCCCATCATGTCGTCATTGATACCGGGACCTTGGCCGAAGTTAATGTCAAAATGGGTAGTGGCTGAAGCCTCCCCGTATTGACTGTTTCCGTTTATGCCCCAAGACGTTTTTCGGTAATTGGAACCGGTGTCGCCATTCAATGTGACATCGGTACTGGAAGCACCATACGTCGCATCGGTTTTTGCTTGAAAAATAAGCTCGATGTCTTGATGCGTTTGGGGGATACCTGAAAGAGTCATCACCGCCGAGGAACCATCGGCTGTGACTTTCCCAAGAAAGTCGTAAGTGCCTGCCATCGCTATGAGTCCGTTCTTCCGTACAAATCCAACTTGGTGTTCGATCCCCAGTTGCCGGAAGTCATAATCAGATTGATTGTGGTTACGTCCACAGTGTTGTCGCCTTTGTACCAACCTGAATACAAGAATCCGATTTGGGCGCTATCCGAATGGCGGTAGTTGGCTTGACACATGAAACTCGGGCAGCCCGGACGGGTAGACGCTTTCTGGTAAGACCAAATATTCATGTCAAGCTGAAAAAGCATTGTTCCCACATTGAGGCTTGCGCTGGGGGTGTAAGCGAACGGTGCCATGCTTATGCCACCGCCTTGAAAGGCGTAGTTGTTTGTGCCGTCACGGCCACCACGATTGGACACGTAGTTGTAGCCCGTGTCGCTATTGAAACGAATTTTGGCGAGATCCTGACTGGTGTGCGTTGTGTGCCCTACACCTTTCATAACAAGCGAGTTGTAGGTGTTCGGGATGCCTGTAAACGTCAATGTTGCCGCGGAGCCAGTGCCTTGAACTGATGCGATGTATTCCATCATGGCGTCACGAATCCGAACATTGAGATGGTTGACCCAGAAGCGAATGTGTAGCCCGATATGTCGAAATATTTGAGAGATGTAATCGCTGCGGTTCCGTTCAATAAAACTCCAGAAACCCCGTTCGCTGACATATTGGAAGTGCCGCTGGTGGCACAAGTTCCGAACTGAAGTTGGAGAGGACTAACCATGCTGGAAAGCGTGTACCCGTCAAGCAGTATTTCTCGGACGGTAGGCGTACTTGCCTCGTTACTGTCGTAGCTGTAGATAGTCGATGAGGTGTAGCCGCCGAATCTGCTTGTGATGCTTCCGCCGTGGGAACCAACCCAACACATTCCGTAATAGGAACCGGTGTCACCATTCAGTTGTAGTCGGGGAGTGGCTATTGACGAGCTTTGCCCGAGGTCGCAACTGATGAGTCTCAAACTGTTGTAAGTCTGAGGAATGCCCGAAAATGTGTAGCTAGAGGTTGACCCATCGAAGGTGTGCCCAGCGATGTATTCATACTGCGAATACTTCGGTGCAGGCCAAGTACCGGCCCCCACGTTCTCTGCGACCTCGTTGAGGTCACCCCAAACACCGGCCGCGGCGGAATCTGTCGGAGCGGTTTCTGCTCCGATTCGACTCCACGTCTTGCCCGCTTCAATGCCCGCCATGAATCAGGTGATTTCGAGCACGCTGAGCGTCACGTCAATTTGACTGGTCCCGTCGGAATAAACATCCAGCACATCGGTGGCTTCCATAACTTGCTTCCCAGCAACCAACCCGATAGCTGCGTTCAACGGCACAGAGATCGCTTTAGCAATGAACTCGGTATTGGTCGCAGTCGTATCTTTGACTGTGGCGCTGACCGGGTGAGTGCCTGACCCCACGTTCGCTGCTTGCAACTGCAACACGATGGTCGTAGTCGCAGCGGGGACGGTGTAAAGATTACTGGCAGCAGCCGCAGCGGCCGACCAGTTCAATACCTTGAATGTGTTTGCCATGATTGTTCCTTAACTGAGAGCCAGAATAAGCGGTATGGGATCTGAATCGGGGACCAACGACACAATGTCGCTGATTAGTGCTTTCTTTGTTGAGTTGTCGCCTGCATCTTCAATGAGTACATAGTCGGTTGCGATAGCCGTTACCGACCCAGCAGCGTTCACATCCACGTTCACCGTGACGGTGCCACTCGTGCCTCCGCCTGAGATGGCGGTTCCAGCCGTCACCCCGGTGATGTCGCCTGCCGAAACAACATCTGAGATGAGAGCTTTCTTCGTGGTGTTGTCATCGACATCTTCGATGATGATGTAGTCCGTGGTGGTAGCTGTGACTGTGCTCAGGTTGTTGGCGTCAACTGAAATTGTTGCTGTTCCGCTGCTCGCTCCACCAGCCATACCGCTATTCGCTGCGGTTGTGATTCCGGTGATGTCGCCGACAGGTGAAGCCACCCAAGCTCCAGCAGCGTTCACATAGTACAAGCTGTCGTCTGATTTGAGCCATGCGTGCTGTCCTTCCTGCGGCGAAGTGATCGCAGCATCTCGTGCCGTGGCGTCAGCGAACACGCCAATGATCTGAGCCATCACGTAGCCGTCCATATCGGCGGCAGTTAAAACGTCCCCGCTAGCGAAGTCCTTCCAACCTAGTGGTGCAGCCATTTTTGTCTCCTAAAATCCGAGCGGACTGGTATCCAGCACGCCATAAGTTGCGTTGTTGAGTATGAACCCCTCCACGAGTGGTTCAGCCGTATTGAACGTGGTCAAGAATCTTGTTGTCGTAATATTATGGCGTATTCCTTGCACAGTCAGGTTACGCGTAATCGTGCCACCGCCAGGTTGTGCCCTCGTTACCTGAATCGGTTGAAAGAAATCTGTGTCGAGCGCAGCGTTGACGGTGGCCGTCACGTCAGCAGTTGAGTCAATCGTGATGCCCTTGATCCGAAGGTCAGCGTCCTTGCGTGTCGCCAACACTGCGTTCGCATAATCCAAAGCACTCGCATCAGTTTCCATCAGCAGACCGATTCGTGTCAGGTTCCGCTCGAAGTATGTGGCGATTGAAGTCGCATCGGAAACAACCTGAGCCGAGCCGCCAGTTCTAGTAATCGAGATTTTGTTGGCTAGCACTGTGTCATCGGTATTGAAATCAACGGACACATACGGGATTTGGCTGCCGGTGTCGTTGAACTGTGTTGGCGAGGCGGCTAACGCAGCGATCGTGTTGTTTCGTGACACGAACTTCGTTTTGCCGTCGGTGTCCATATAGAAACCACCGATCTCAGTGGTGGCACAATTCCTGATCGCTTGAAGCGAAGTGCGGAGCGTACCGGGATCAGCTTGGCAACTCGTGTCACCGGTATCAATTGACCGTTCCGAGCTAGGCCACGAAATCGTGTTCAAGATTTTGCCGATCCGCGTACCTGTGTCCTGCCCTGATGCTTGACCGGTGACCGTGGTCACGTTCGCCAAGTTGAGGATTCGTTCCCCGTCAACCGCGTTGATCGTCACATAGGACGCGTCAATATCTTGCTGATACGTGTAGTTCCATGCTTCGATATATCCGCTGAACAGCAGACGCTGAGAGCCTGCGTGTGTGGCCGAAATGACTATCTGAATCATCGGTTTGATTTCGCCCGCATACGTTCCATTGTCAGGATCGAGAACGCCCGTGGTGTCAATACATTGAACAGTCGCTGTTCCGCCTTCGAACGTGTCAAGGACTCTTGACCGGCCACGGTTAATAGTGATGTTCTGAACATTTGGGGTCAGGTTTAAGATGGTGACCGCTGAATCGGCCAAAACCCCCGTGTCAAGTGGCGTGGTTGCGTCACCAAGAATGAGTGGCGGCCCGAACCCAGCGCTCGTTGAAAACCGAACTGAGACTTCAACTACCGCAGCCGTCGCCATTACGTCAACACATCCAACGCCCATGCTTTACCAGAGCGCTGATCCTCTAGCGATCCCTGACGCACCAGTTCAACAATCTGTTTCTCTTGGACGATTGACCCGGCAACGTTGATCGTTATACCGGCGATGTTTTCCATTTGTGATGCGCCGACGTTTCTATGTAGCGGTAGACCCAATGAACCTGCGTCAGCCATTCCGTAAGCAGTGTTGGTGCTTGCTCTACGGGCCAAGTCGTTAACTAGTGGTATGCCCAGCGAACCAGCATCCGCCGCTCCCCACGGCGACAGACTAGAAACCTTCACGGGAGCAACAGCAATCGGATTGGATTTAGACCCAGGCTGATTCGCTCCACCTCCCGCACCGCCGCCACCGCCACCGCTGCCGTTGATGCCACTGAATGATGGCGTGGCTTGCGTCACAAACGCTTTGAGCAATCCCGGGACACCACCGGTCGCTGAGTTTTGAAGGACATCGAAGATTCCTCTAGAAGTTCCTTCCGTTAGGCCATTGAGTTTCGCAACAAAGATTTCAAAGACTCGCGCCAGGTCGTCAGGTAATGGGCCAAGGGTAGAAATGAAATCTTTGACACCAAAAGCAAAATCTTCTTGCATGGTTTGGGCAAGCCAACCGATATCGGCACCGAGTCGGGCAATCATGTTCTCAGATACGCCAACCGACAGGCCTGCTCTACTGGCCTCTGTTCTCGCAGCACCTAGCTGGTCTTGGGCCGCGGTGATTGCTGGGTCGAACTGCATACCAGCAGCAAGGTTGCCGATGGCTGCACCCATAGAGCGGATACCAGTGAGCGATGTAAGGAACTCGGTGAAGTCGAGGTCCGACATGGACAGCAAACCGGTTGCGGCTTCGTTCCCGGCAAACGCCCCAAGGCCAATGACCTGAGCGATAATATCTACAGGGAAACCACGATCACGCAACGCTCGCAGATTTGACTCGAACGCGGTGTATTGAGCAAGGAGTTGCTGTGCTCGTGCTTTCGCTCCAATGTCCTCCCCGAAGCTGAAGCCGAACGCTGACGCCGTTTTTTGTGCCATGCTGGCACGCTCACCCATCAGCTTATTGACGTTTGATTGGGCTGTGTCTTGGCGCGCTAGTGCCTTCGCTAACTTATCTTCAGCGACAGCGAGCACATTAGTGAGGTTGATTCGTTTATTAGCAAGCGCTATCAGGCCGTCTTTGTGTTCAAGTGCTTTCTCAAGGGTCGCTCGCAGTTGAGGAATCTGCGTCATGCCCGTGTCGAATGCCTCATTAAATAAACCGTCGAAGGCTTTGCCGATTTGTTCCGGGGTACCGACTATTGCCTGAGCGAATTGCTCAGACAGGGCAGAGCTTCCAAGGCCGATGCCGCTCTTAACGAACGCAGCGAATTTGCGTGCCGCTTCTTCCTGCCGTCGTTTGTGTTCCGCACGAGCTTTCTCTTGCTGCTTCTCGAAAAGTCGCTGCTGAATCTGGGCAGTGATTTCGCCTTGACGCTTCACGAGATCACCGGCGTCCATTGCGCCACCGAACATTCCTGCGTCAGCAGCCATCAGCGCCGCTTCGTTAAGCTGATCCTGTAGCCCTTCGAGATCTACGGCATAATCAAATTCGATCGACACGCTGTTAGATAGCGCCTCAACTTTCTTCACTTCTTCCTGCACTTGTGTAGTTTCTCGAGCAGCAAAGCCGGCAGCGTCAGCGATGGCGTAGAACTCGTTGACCGCAGTCGCAGCGTTCAGTGCGGCCAGTGCGTCGTTCAGTTTTTGTTGCTGAATCGCCCAGTCCCCTGATGCTTCAGCGTCAGCCACTAGCCCTTCGTAAACGTCTACGCCGAGGATGCGCGCATACTTGGTGGCGTTCTCACTATTAGTCAAGAACTCTTCGGACTGCTTGTTCATCGCTTTCGTGTTGTCGTCGTAGGCGTCGGCGGTTTCATCGAGCGATCTGAGAATCTCTACTGCCTGATCTAGCGAGAGTTCACCAGCGCGCAAGCTGTCAGCGATAGCACCAGTCACTCCTTCGGTAGCTCCTGAAACTTTGCGTAGTTGAGCCTCGAACTTTTCTTGGGTCATTCCAGTCCGGCGAGACTGTTCCGCTAAGTCTTGGAAAACGTCAGTTCCGGTGCGGACTACTGCTTCCACTTTCTCTGCTTCGATTTTGACTTTTTTGAATGCTCTGGCGACTTTGCGATCTAGGAGTTCAGCGAGCAGCACGTTAGAGCCGTTGAACTCATCTACCTGAGGTGTCATTTCTTTGTAGACGCCGTTGAGTTTCTCATATTCCGCAGTCAGTTCAGCAGTGCGGTCTGCGACCATTGTGAGGGGATCTTCGGCGGCTCTGAGTTGGTCATTGAGAAGCTCTTGGCGTTCTTTAGCTTCTTTGTTGGTTGACATGAACTTGCCGATGACGAAGGCGACGGCAGCGAAAGCGACGACGGCGAGTCCAAGTGGCACAAGAATCGCTCCGGCGGTGACTGTGGCAGTGGCAAACGCGGCGGAAACCATACCGATGCCAATAGCGAGCGGCCCGGCAGCCGCAGTCATTATGGCCATGACAACGACAGCAGCTTTCAGTGGTCCTGAAAGATTTGAGAATGCGGTGACGACACTGCCAATGAATGCAGCAAGTTTTTGGATCATGGGAAGGACGACTGGGATGATTTCTTTGCCGATAGCAATCATCGAGGTCTTGAATTCACTCATTGCTTGGTTGAATTTGAATTGGGTGGTTTCCGACGCCACACCAAACGCCTTTTCCAGATCGCCGGTGGTATTAGTCATGTTCTTAAAAATCTGTTCAGTGCTCGCGGCGTTGTTTCCCATCAAGTCCATAACGCCGACAAGGGCACGGACATTTCCGAAAACGGACGCCGCAGCATCAGCGTTGCCGTCAAATTCAGTCGAGAGCGTCTTTAACGTCGACAGCAGCCCTTTTTCGCGCATCTGGGTACGCAGTCCCTCAGATGACAAACCCATCCCTGTGAGGGCTTTCTCAGCTTGCTCGGTTGGTTTCAGCAACGAAACCATAATTGAACGCAACTGGGTTGCTGCTTCGTTTGCGTTGGTGCCGGTTCTTGACATCGAAGCGAATGCGGCACCGACTTCGTTAAACGAAACACCCATACCGCTGGCGACCGGCAACACCCGGCCCATAGATCCAGCAAGCTCATCAGCTTGGAGCTTGCCCTCTCGAACAGCAGCCACCATTACATCCGTCGCCGCTGTGGCAGAGAGATTTTCTTCGCCATAAGCATTCAGCGCAGAAGTTGCAAGGTCAGCGATAGTCGCTGCTTCACCTAAACCAACTGCTGCGGCTTTAGCAGATGCCTCCAACGTTTCGGTTGCAGCCGCTCCCCTCAAACCAGCAGACTGAATAAAGAACATGGCGTCAGCCAAGTCCTTAGGTGCCTGCGCTGTTTCACCTGATAATCGGAGAACATCACTCTCCATTGCTCGCACTTCTTTGGCTGAGATCCCCACCAAAGAGGTGATTTTGGTCATTGACGCTTCGAAGTCAGATGCCATTTTGAAAGCTGCGGCCCCGGCACCAAGCAGCGGCAGCGTGACACCCATCGACATTCGACGGCCAACCTTCATGGCCGACTTACCGAAGGCGTCGAATTTCTGTCCCGCCTTCTGGACTTTCGTCATTGACTTTTCGGTATCGTTACCGAGGCCTTTGACCTGGCCACGCAACCTGCGGATGGTTTGCGTGGCTTTGTCACGCACCTCAATGTCTATATATGCGCTGCCAAAGTTCGTTGCCATTAGCGTGCCTTAGCTTTCGCTCGGGCACGATTACTCGCCTGCTCGCGTTCGTTATTTTCCAACGAATACAGGGCAGCCCACTCCGTTAGTTCACTAGCTGTCATCCGATCCAGCAGTTCACTAACGGTCATGGAAAGCTCCCTCGCTAACTGGAAGTAGAAGCGACGTTCAGGGGCAATTCGGTCTCGGCTGTCTCTGAAACCGAGGAATCTTTTCCCGCGTCAGCATCCGAGTCTGCGCCCATACCGGACACTGATAGGCAGGCGTTGGCTAACGAATCGACGACGTTGGCGTTCTTTTCTTCCATCATCCATTCAATATCTTCTTCCGTGAAGACGTGTTCGCCGTCGTCGGGATCGAAACAGCACGACTGAATGACAGTTCCCCACATCAATTCAACGCGGTTGCCATCCATTTGGACTTCGCCGTCTGCTGTGAAGTCCACGCTCGAGGCAAACGCGGCTCGTTGACGCGCCGACATGGAGCGAAGCTCCAACGTGACTTCCCATTCGGGGATCACATAGAGTTCGCTGCTCACATCGTGGGCGGCTCTTATTTGTTCTGCAAGTCTGGACACAGAGGTCACTCCTTGTTTGTTGGGATCTAGTACGTGCCGCGAGTAACGGCGCCGGTGACTTGAAGGTCACAGGAATAGGTGACAACGTCACCGACTGGGGAAGACACGGAATAGTTAGTCAGGATGGCTTCGCCGGTGTATTTGACGTAGCCGCCGGTGGAACCTGCTGGCCCGTAAATAAATGAGCGTGACGCTGGTTCGGTGCCGCCTTTGATGTAACCGTCAACGGTTGCATCCCACAGACCACTAATCGAAATGGACGCACTCTCCAACCCGACGATGAAACTCCGGGAGGAGCTTCCGAACGCCGTTGTATCTGCTGTCTCCGTTACTTCTGGGAAGTCAACTGAGTTGAGTGTGTCTGAAAGTGAGCGACTCGTGCCGCCCGTATCGTCAAGCTCAAAATCAACGGACTTGCCGTGTACAAATGTAGGCATATCTTGGTCCTCCTAGAACCTTGCGAAACTCACCATTGTGGTGAGCGCGCCGGATGAAGCTGCCGTTGTACCTGTGCAGCGGATATATCGGTTGACGGTGCCAGAGACCGCCTTTAGCTCGCTGGTTGTAGTCGCAGCCGCAACCGTTGAGAATGTGATCAGGTCAGCCCATGTAACGTCGTTGGCTGAGTGCTGAACCTTGTAAGTGGTCACCCCGCCGCTCATTGTGTTGATGGGGACGTGGATGAGAGCGAAACCGCCGTTAGCGCTCGACGCCGCATTATCCACTGAAGTGAACGACGCCGGGAAATCAAGAGTGGTGGCGGTCAGGTACGGCGTTAGTTGCACACCGGTCTGCCCTGAATATGTGAGGTTCGTTGTGCCATCTGTTGTTGCCTGAAAATCTGCGGAAACAGAAACCACATCAGCTACCGGTGATGAAATCGAATACGTGAGTTGATCGGATTGCATCAAGATTGCTTTGTTGCCAATCGTCCCCGCTGCGATTGCAACGGTGGTGAGTGGGCTTGTTGTGTTCGCTAGTAGCGCTTCAAGAACTACGTCTGAGCCTGTCGTGGCGTCCTGGGACCAAAGGCCGGTCAGCCCCATCGTTGCAGTCTGCAACCCAGGAAGGAAAGATCTTGATGACGCCCCGAAGGCCGTGGTATCTGCTGTCTCAATCGAGAAGGTGCTGTCGGCTGCGTTGAAATAACTACTGAGATCAAATTCGTCGATATAAGTTTTGGTGCCTTTGCCGTGAATGAAGGTGGGCATTATTCGTCCTCATCTTTCGCTGGTTCAGCTTTCGGTTCGGCGACTGTTCTGCCGCCGACTGGGGCGAGAATGCCGATGTCAACGAGCCACGCAGCATCCTTCGTTGTCATCTCGACGGTTGATCCCGGTTCGTAGCGTTTGCTCGCTACTTCAACACCGGACTCGCCGTCCTCGCCGCCGGTCACTTTGAATTTAGGCATTGCGCCTCCTGCTTAGGAATGGCGCGGCCAAAGGACCGGCCACGATGGGCACTGGACACGAAGGTCACTGGGGCCGAGTGTAGTACCCAAGGTGCTCCCGTCTGGCGTATCGTTCCAAATTGCTGCTAGTTACTCATGCCGACTCGTTGATTTCTTTGCAGCGTGGACATTGGAGCCGCCACGGGGCACTCACCATCAGCGCGAGTTTTTTGCTGCACCAGCCGCAACGAATATTGGTGCGAGTTGCACGCAGGTGTTCTGGTATCCGAGCCGCCTCAGCATAGGCGTCCGCTACGTTAGAACTCTCAGAGTCTGGTAGTTGCACGAAAAGACTGCCCGTTCTTGTGGATCACGTTCTAGGTAAAACGGCGATTGCATACCATTGGCTCGCAAATAGGTCACCCCAGACAACGCTTCATTATCAATGAGTTGCATCTTTTTGTAGATGTCTTCAGCTAGCGACGCAGCATCAGAATATGCGGCGGCACGAACAAAAACTTGCGCTCGAGGGCGAGTGTATGCAGGGAGAGATGAACCCCCCATTGCTTCCACTGCTGATTGTCCACCGGTTTCAATGACACCTACACAAGTGTTGGGCGTATCCGGCAGCCGCCCTAAAAACAGGTTCGTGCCTAACGTGAGTGTCGTATCGGTCACGTTTGCAGCCAAATAGGTTCCGATTTCAGGTAGAAACGCCATCTCATTTCCTCAACAAGTCCATGCCAGCAGCAATCAGTCGTGTCTTGAAACCCTCAGGCCATGACTCGACTTCGCGATCAAATGGGAACTCTAAATACTTTGGACCACCAAATGTTGTGTTCCCGGGTTCTGTCGGCCCTGAACCCTGCGCTCCGCCCACTCGACGCTTCCCGGGAGGTTTCGGTGGATGCCATAGGTCAGCGTTCTCGTGCTGAATTAACGCGTACGGTGCCGATGGTCCCCCGTAACTAATAGAAGCTGTGATTGAGTTCCCACTCCGTCGAGGGCGGACGATATCCTGACTTGCTCTCAACTGGCCTTCATCTTCGGGCACCATTTCGTCAGCGTTACCCGCGATGGATTGCACCGCAGTTTCCACAGCTTTGAGTAGCGCTCGTTCAGTATCAACAGCGACACGCTCCATTTCCGCCATGATCTCTTTGAAGCCCTTTGATGTCATGTTGATTGGCGATCTAGCCACAACTAGCCGCCTTTCTTCGATGTAGACCCCACATACACCACCTGCGCTACCTGGCCCAACGGATCACGTTTCGTGTTCACCCGGACAATCGGCCGAGTAGCTGAAATGGGACTTGGCAATGTTATTTGCCCATCAGGATCAATCGCAACGGAGGCGTCCGGCAAATAGCAGATGTAGTCAATGTCTATGAGGGTCTCATCAGCGCTTCTCCGACCTTCTTCGACACGAACAATGTAGGCGTCATAGCTGGTGGCTCCTCCGGTGTAAGTGCGTTCCCCGTAATTGTTGACTGAGGATGTGGTGCGAATCTGCACCGTGTCCGGCGTCATGTTGACCTTCAGGTCTGTCATAAAGGTCTGCGAGGGAAGCGCCATCAGTCTGCTCCGCTGTAATTAGTCACAACCTCGTCAGCGCCACCACGATCGTTTGACCACTGCCCACGAGAGAAGTACGGCTTTACTATGTTGCTGTTGTCCTCATCTATCTCTTTGTCAGAAACCGTTATGCCGCCAGCGTACGGGGTTGGCGTATTGCCTTCACGCGACGCTTGTTGGTAGAGGAGCTTGGCTTGTTCTCGTGCGTTGTACGCCTTCTGATTCATGTCAACTTTGAGATCGCCAACAGATTGGTCAGCTAGCCGACTGAACTTCGACGCAATAGCAACCATCACCCGGTACGAAACCTCATACAGAGCAGTGGTAGCTGTGTCGCTACCTGTGACCTGATTATTGGTCCACGCTATTTCCTCATCGTTGATGAGTTGGTCATTCGTGTCAGTGTCACCCGTCAGGAAACGAATCGCCGCAAGAGCACTAGCTGCCGGGTCACCGGCGTAAGTCCAAGTCATCAGCCGTAGAAGACCGATCCGACATGAGTTCCCGCACCAGACAAGGTGACACGAATTCCGGTCGTGACTTTTATTCCTCCTGGGTAGCGGAGGTTGGCTGATTCGTCCGCTGCGAGAGTGACCTGAGCGATCAGCGTTCCCGAGTCAGCGGTGTTGTCATAAATTTTGATGACCTTCGCACCGTCGGAAGTGAAACATCCACCGAAGAAGATGCCGTCACCAGTGAGAACCGTTACCGACGCATCAGCAACTGCGGAAGTGGTTGCCGCGTATGGGGGCGGAATGAGAGCCATGATTGTTCCTTAATCGTTCCAGTGGGCAAAGATCGTGCCCGTTTGATTTCCAGCGCCGCGTTCAGTCACCTCGACATATAAGCCGTCAGGACATGTCACGCCGCCGTTGTAGTCAATGTTTTCAGACGCATCTTCGGCAATGGCTTGTTGATAAATCAGCGTGCCAGTGTTATCCACGCCGTTGAACGCTTTCACCACTACCGAGCCAGTACCCGCAAGAGTGCTGGTGTCTAGAACTCCTTCTGTCACGCTGTCCAGAGTAAAGCCGCCAGTGCCGCAGGTGAAACAGCCACCCACAAAGATCGCGTTTTTGCTAGTCACCACCACATCATTTACGAATTGTCGCCTCCTAGCTGGATAAGGCGGAACAACTCTAGCCATGTGCTGTCCTTAGAAAGAAATGGAGGGCCGGGCCGGAAGTGCCGACCCGACCCTCATGTTGTGAATCTCGTAGCGATGAATCTACGAGGTGACGTTGCTCAGGAAATACCCGAGCGCTGTGGAAACAATTTTCGTGTCCCAGGCAGCCTCAATTTCGATGCGATCAGCTTTCTCTGGCTCCAAACGGAACCGGCTGATTGATGATGAGGTACCCATACCTGCACTCACGCCATTCCAAACCATCGTGTAACCCGCAGATGGGGTCA